CCTCTTCCCCCCTTTTGTCCCCCTCTTTCCCCTACAACCCCTATTACCCCCTATAATCCCCCTAACATCTTCCGTGCTCCCCCTTTCCCTCCCCGTGTGTTTAGCGCGTCCGCGGGCGTTATATGCGCGAGCACGCGCGTTGACGGAGCCGGGTGTGCCACGATAGTTCAAAAGTGAACAAATAACACTTATGCGAAATTGCAAACTGGTTCTTTCCCCCCTACAACCCTCTATCTCCAAAGCTGTACCGTTAGCCAGCAGAGCAGACCGTAGGCGAGAACTGGCGTGAGGTTCGGACTGGTGGATGGTCTACGACTATTTTACATGGAGAATTGACTTCATTTTGTAGTCGGTTGAATATGTAGAAATGTTGCATATTAGATAGTTAAAAGTATTGAGGTATTCGTCGAATAAATAATCCTAGTTGATTGGTATGATATGATTGTAGTTATCGTTAATTAAATTGGAGGAGAACGAACCGAATCGGATGATACGACTATTCCAACAGAATAATAGTTAAAAAGATTGAGCAATTATCTGCGACTATTATAATAAGTACGATGGCTAAAGATTTTGAGGTAATGTGATGGAGAATAAAATTGACAGGTGTCAAGACACATATTGGCTTTTAGGTGGTCTGACGGCTTAGCGACTATCGCACCTCTCTTTTCTTAAAAGTCAAACGACTATTTCACACAAAAAATACACGACTATTTGACGATAGTTCGCAAGAAAATGATACAACTATTGCTCTGCGACTATCAGCGGACAGCTCGTTGCTATACTATATATAGGACTTTCAAACTGTGGTCGTCTGACGACTTTACGACTATTCCGCGACTATTTGCCGGGAGAAATTACGACTATTAGCTACGACTATTCCAGCCGGAACGCTACGACTATTGCTGACCTCTATTGGCTATCGGGCGAAAGCCCGAAAAGAGATGCGGCGGCAAGCCGCCAGTGGTTCCGCGCCCCTGCCGCTGGACTGCCCCGCCGTGTGGAGTGTGCCAGGCAGACCCGGCGCGCCCTGACTGCTGACCCGGTGCCAGACCTTCAGCCGTTGCGCTGACTTCTGCACCGGATGCAAGCCGGATGCACTGACCCGCTGCCGTTGGCATGGTCTGCGCTATGATGCACCGCCGGGCATGGATCCATAACAGGGGCGCACCCTTGTACCCTTATATACCTTATTATAATGGGGCGGCTGTGCTGAGCTGTACAGCGTCCGGGCGTGGCGTTGGTGTCTGGTATCGGTGCGGGTGCAGCGTTTGATGGTATGCCCTCCAGCGTGGCGCAGGCGGTGTATAGGCGGCTTGTGTATTTGCTGTATTGTGTGTGCTGGAATGGGGCAAATCAACGGAAACGCCGCTGTAAAGCCCTGTAAACGGTTTTGGCATTTTGGCTGTATAATTGCATGAACGGAATAAAAGCCGCTGTAAACGCTTGTTGGCAGCTCATACGTTGCCGGGCAAAAATAAAATCCCTGCACCCCCAGCAGATGCAAGGCAAAAGAAAAGCCCCGCCGGGTTGTGGCGGGGTGTGACTGTTGCGGGCAAATTAAATTTTATACTGGTCAAAAAAGTGCCTTCATTTCGTCGTCGTCGTACTCTGTCAGCTGATAATACCACTCATCATAAGATACATGGTATACGATTGCTGGAATGTCTTTTTTCTTGTAACTTTCTAGGCTGTCGAACTTGTCAAAACAAGAAGCGGGATGTGGGCCGATATTATCACCCCAGTAAAAGTATACTGCATCGCCGATTTTGACGGCTGCCCCAGCGCCACGCCTGATAAGTTGGGCGAAAATCTTTTTTTCATCGGCTGACATTTTGCGGGAAAATTCGTTAAACCCTTCAATAACTTTCATTCTATACGCTCCTTCCTTGCGTGGTCTTGCTGTCACTAGTATATCATACTGCAAGCCCTAAAAACAGGACTTACAGAAAGTTTTTTGCCCTTTTGGGCTGCGTCAGCGCTGGTGGCGCCAGATGTTATAATCTGCTGCCGTCATGATGGTATAGCCGCCGCAGACCTTGACAACGACGCAGTCACCGGGACAAACCTTGCGTGCATAGTATCGGGTGGTATACAGTCCAGTCATTGCGTTATATCCCTTATTAGTAGTCATAATATATAGCCCTCCTCACTTGCTTGCCTTAAACAAAGCACTAAAAAACCAAAAAAAGAACAAGATTGCAGATAAAATCACAGCTTGCACCCCCTTTATACCACGCTAAAACGTTTGTAGCTTGTGCGGGTGCTACATTCGGCGTATATATCAGGGTGTAGCGTCTTGAGTAGCTTGCTATCCAGTCGGACACTCTGAACGTCCTTATAAATGGCTTTTGCGGTGCCTTGCGCCATCTCCGGCGCGCCCTGCATCATGCAGATAATATCAGCTTTAATGCTTTCGTTCATTGCTTCCAGCTCTTCCAAAAGCCGCTTGTTTTCGCGGTACTCGTTCACCTTTTCTTCAAATAACGTCATTTTTTAGCCCTCCTTAACTATTGAGAAATGCAATCATTATCAGTGCGCCGCTGATCATGCCGCCCACGTACCAGAGGGCATAAATTTGAGTTGCATCAAGCATTATACTCTACCTCCTCTTTATAGTAGCTCTCAAGGTTGACCGCCACAGTATAGCGGCACTGGACGTTAAATAGGCGGCTCCATTGGCTGTCGCTGCCAAACTCTTTATTGTATAGCTTTGCTCCCTCAGTAGCTACGTTATACCAGAGGTCAACGGCCTTGTCTGCGTCATAGGTTCCGCGCTGGTACTTTTTGCGTAGGTTGTTAATAATGGGTGTTATCATTTGACGGTACAAGCCGCCGTTGTTGGTGGTGTACAATTCAAGCTCTTTGCTCTCGTCTGTTTCGCGGTAGGTCATACTAGAGGTTCTTTTCATGGCTTTGCCCTCCTCAGAACGTAAACACGATGTAATTGCCATTATCGAGCTTTAATACCGTTGTGCGCTTTTCAAGTGCTTCAACAAGCTCTTCAATGTAATCTTCGCGTGGAATGTCGTCTTCGATATCATCATTGATAAGATAGCCATAATCAGCAATCAGCGAAGAGAAGGAGCAGACATTTTCACAATAATCGCCATATTCGGTGCAGTCACCGCAAATTGCGATAACATCAAGTTCCATATCTGGGTCAATTTCATCGTAATAGTTGAGCAGTGCTTCATAGCCTTCATAGCTGTAATAGTCGCGGCCGTAGTCCTTGAACTCGTTGCACAGATCGTTCACGTTGATAGTCTTTTTCATGGTTTTGTCCTCCTGTTTTGGTTCAATGTGGCTGTAGTCCATATTTATCTGGACTGATTATATTATATCCATATATATATGGATTGTCAACGCTTTCGGCAAAATATATCCATATAAATATGGATAAAAATAAACGTCCGAAATTGTACACTTTACCGGACGCACTGAGCAGGCAGCCCAGCCCCGCTGCCGTCACGATCTGCCCGCGTGGGCGGTCTGGTATCGAGTGCAGGCCGGTGCAGTCTGTTCGGGTGCGCTGGGGCTGGGGTCTCCACCGGAGGGGTATACAGCCGCCGCCCAGCCCCGCCCGGTGAACACTTCATCCATCCTTGCCACATAAAAGAAACCCCACATATAGTGTAATAAACATTGTACTTTCAATAAAAAAGTGGTATAATAGAACAAGAAAATAACGATACAAGGAGGATTGCATGGACAAATCTGAATGGTCTCTTGAAAAATGGTGCGATGGCTTCTATAAAGAGCGAATCGGAAAAGTATATGGAGATTTTGAAGTTATTGACGTTCAGCCCGCAGATGATATGAGGAACGGGGCAAAACAGATATGGACGTTGAAATGCGTTCATTGTGGAGCAATTAGAACAACCCGGAACGGCAAGGATTATGTTGCTGGAAGAAACTCCGGGCATTGCGCTTGCATGAGAGAAGAACGCAAGGCGGTAAGACTTGCAAAAAATGCAGCGGAAAGAGAAGAACGTGAAAAAATCCGAAAAAAACAAAAAGAAGCCGATGCTCAAAAAACATATTCTCGCCTGTATCCATACCATGACGAAAAGTATGTTGGGCAGGTGTTTGGCACTTGGAAAGTGCTTGAAACATTGGGCGGCAATGGCTGGCTTTGCGAATGCACTAGATGCAACAAGAAGTCGCAACGCTCTGGAAAGAAAGTGGTTGATGGCATTGCCGAAAAATGCCCTTGCAATTTTAATTATGGAAAATATGATTCCAAAGATTGGATTGGTCGCAGATTTGGGCATCTTGAAATTATAGGCGCATATAACAAGAAAAACCGCACATTCCCTTGTAAGTGCGACTGCGGGAACATCAAAAATGTTCGAGCAGTAGAGCTGTCAGGTGGTACGGCAAAGTCTTGCGGCGTTAATTGCGTTGCAAGAAAGATGAAATCAAAAATATACGGATGCGTAAATCATCGAATCGCTAATATTTGGTATGGTATGCACCAGAGATGCTATAATCCCAAGTCGATTGCTTATAAATATTATGGTGCAAGAGGAATTTCTATTTGCGATGAATGGATTGACGATTACAAGGCATTTCAAGATTGGGCATTATCTCATGGATATAGTGACGAGTTAAGCATTGACCGAATTAACAATGACGGCAATTACTGTCCCGAAAACTGTCGATGGGCGACAATGAAAGAACAGATGACGAATCAGCGTCCACGAAGCGAGTTCAACAGACCCGACTTTTACAAAAAACACGGCATGACAATTACGATGGATGGAGAAACAAAATTTTTGTCAGAATGGTGTGAACAATACGGGCTGCTTGTCCCTACCGTTACTTATAGAGTGAAGAAGAAGGGAATGACATGGGAACAGGCCATCAAGTCACCGCAGCTTCCTAATGGCAGACCGATGAAGAAAGTGAAGTGATTTGCACAAGTTTTAATCTTGCTCTCTATGCACAATCCAAAAATTTCCCGCAAAAACAAAAAGACCCCTACAAAGGGTCTGTGTTCTGTGCTATACTTTCCTTACAAGCCTTGAAAGGGAGGAATCTACAATGGCTAAAAGCAAAATGACAACGTGCAAGCACTGTGGAGCAGAGATTGCCGCAAGTGCAAAGGTATGCCCTCAGTGTGGCGGTAAGAACAAGCCGCCCATCTACAAGCGCTGGTGGTTCATCGCCATCATTGTTTTGATTGTCTTGTCTGCTATTGGTGGCTCTAGCGATAGCGGCAAGAAGGGCTTTGAAGAGGGCTACAAGGACGCTACGTCTAACAAGGCGAGTGCATCCACCGCTTCTTCCGTTGCTCCTGAAATCAGCGAGGACGATTACAAGGCAGAGTGCCAGACTGTGGACTATAAGGAACTGTGCCGTTATCCTGAAAAGTATGAAGGGACTAAGATTGTAGTCAAAGTAAAGGTCTCGCAGATTATTGACGCAAACTTCTCCGGCAGCGAGAAAGCATGGAGAACCTACACGGACAACAGCGGATATGGCTTCTATGCTGATGACGAGTATTATATGCTGGATAAGCGTGGCGGCGATGCTGTGAAGATTCTGGACGATGATATTATCACCGTCTATGGTGAGTTCACCGGGCTTGAAAAAATCACCAGAGCATTGACCAGCACCACCGATGAACTGCCCCGCATTGAAGTCAAGTACGCAGACCTTGTAGAAGGATAATCACATAACACAAAAAGCCAGCGGATAGATGCTCTCTAACCACTGGCTTTTCTATTTTCGCTTTCTAAATTTTTAGAAAGCGTTACTTATCCGTTTTTGCGGATGCTTGCATAGAGCAGACGGAAAGTTTCACGGCCTTTCGGCGTTACCCTGGTCTGTACGCCACCGTGCTTGTTCTTCTGGTTGCAGTATTCCTTGACCGCAAACAGGCCGTCACCCTTGCCCGCTTTTGGCAGGATGCCCTTGCTCTTGTCACGGTAGATGTAACCGTCAGAAATAAGCATCTTGATGAACAGGCGTTCAGGAATGCGCAGTTCCTTTGCGGTAGAGCGAAAGTTGGTAGACACGTTCCACGCCACGAGGTCGTCAAAGTAGTCTGCCTTTGGCTGCATCTCCTCGTTCTTCTCACAGAGCTGCTTGTTCTGCATCTGTAATGCTGCGCTCTTTTCTTTTTCGGCCTTCATGTTCTGAATCAGACCGATCACGAAGTCCGGGTTGGCAATAGCCGTCTCCAACAGGTTGTCGGTCATGTACATCCCGTTCTTACGGATGGACGGCAATACATCGTGAGTGACCCAGTGCTTGAACCTCTGTGCGCTTTCCAGCTTGCTGCTGAAAATCAGACTGTACAAACCTGATTCGTTGATGATGGTTGTCTTGCTCTTGTAATTAGAACCATCACCCTGAATCAGGGTAGTGGTTTTATCTTGTTCATCAACGTGTGCTGACAGTGCGTTCTCAGGCTTTGCGTAGCCAAGTGCTACCGCAATGTCCTTGCCAACAAACCAAGGGTCGTCATCAATGAGCATGACACGGATTTCGCCAAACTCGGCGTTGTTGAAGATTTTGATGTTCTCAGACAAAGAAAGTTGCATTAAAAAGCTCCTTTTCACTTGTGAGAGAAGCAATTTTCTGCTATAATAACGGCGAGAGAATGCTTCTCTCAGGGTTTACATGATACGTTCGCTGTGGTCGCCAAACTTTAGCGAGCGTATCATTTTTCGTTTTCATCGGTCTCCGGGATGGGATGCACCTCAAAGAACGTGTCACGGATGGCTGCGGCTTGTGCAACCTTGTGTTCGGTGCAATAGGCTTTCAGCCATTGGAACTGCCGTTCGGTCAGCGCAACAGTGAACGTATGATTGTGGCGTTCAAGATAAGGACTGTACATAAACTCACCTCCCTTCATGTGGGTGCAACCAGTATATGCAATATGTTGTGGTTTGTCAATTACGCAAACGCTTAATGTAGTACTGGTATCTGTACAAAATCCAAAAGTTTGTAGACTTGCACAAAATTTAGCTGTTGTTTTTGGCAGCTCCCGCTTCGTACCCTGCCCGGTAGTTCAGTTCGGACAACTTGCCTAGCGCTTCTGCATACTCCCTGTCCTTGCTGGTCGGCTCTTTGCCGCGGGCGAGGGTTTTCAGAAATTCTTCGGTTGTCGTGGGAAAATTCATGTTTTTTGCTCCTAACTCTTGCGGAAAGCAGCCCTTTTTGGTATAATAGATTCCGAAAAGGGAGACTGCCCCCTTGGTGGTTGCAGGTTCTCGTTTCGTGATGTGGATAAGCTATCAGTGGCTTCGTGGTGGTTGCGGCTGGTAGCTTATTTTTTTATGCCTTGATGTTCTCAACGTAAGATGCTACCCACTCGATACCCATGCGGATAACATCGACCTTTGAGATGTTCAATGCCTTTGCGCTGCTTTCCATGCTTGCGATCTGGTTCTCAGTGAGCCGGGTGCTTATCATGCGCAGCTTATCACGTTCCGAGGTTTCTGCTCGTCTTGCCAAGCCTATCACCTCGCTTTCGCTGAAACAAGTATAAAGCGTGAAAATATGCTTGTCAAGACCCAAAGTTTTACGGAAATGAAGTTTGGAAGAATTACTCCTTATTATAGAAAATTTTCTACCTGATTGTGATTAACTAAGTAAACATCTTTATACTACTCTAGTATGTATAAATACATACTAGAGTATATTTATATATAATATAAGCGCAAGCAAAGAAAGTCCAGAAATATCTTGACATCCAGAAATATCTTGATATAATAGAATCAAGAAAGGATGGCGAAGAAAAATGACGGCAAGTGAAGCGATAAAGGAAATTTTGAAATTGAAGGAATTGAACCAAGCGAAGTTAAGTGATATGCTCAACATTCCGCTTAAAACCTTGAATGAACGTCTAAGGCACAAAAACATTAGTGTCAACAAGCTGGATGAAACACTAAGGGTTATGGGATACAAGATTATGGTAGTCCCTCGTGAGACAAAAGTCGAAAATGGGTTTGACATCAAGTGATGGGTGAAAAAAATGCGTTACTTCTTAGCTAGAGTGTCTAGTAAGGAGCAAAGCCTTGCAAGACAGCTTAAAATCGCACGAGATCGGTTCGACATTCCGGACGAGAATGTATTTTGTGATAAAATGACAGGTAGCAGCTTTGACCGTCCGCAGTATAAACGATTGAAAGAGACTGTCAAGGCTGGGGATGAAGTCATCGTCAAGGAATTTGACCGATTCGGGCGTGACAAAGACGAAATGAAGCGAGAACTTCAATGGTTCAAAGAAAAAGGCGTGATTGTTCGCATTCTCGATATTCCGACCACGCTTATTGACTTCCAAGACCAGACATGGGTGCTGGAAATGGTAAACAACATCCTTATTGAGGTTTTGGGTGCAGTAGCTGAACAGGAGCGCAAGAAAACCAAACAGCGTCAGGCAGAGGGCATAGCCGCTATGCCCATTGTTGACGGCAAGCGAGTGTCAGCCAGAACAGGCCGTAGCTTCGGCAGACAGGAAAAGCAAGTTGACGAGCAGCAGTTTGAAAGCCTATTAAAACAACAGCAAAAAGGCGAAATCACTGTAAAAGAGTGCTGCAAGCAGCTTGGCATCGGGAAATCCACTTGGTATGAGCGTGTCGAAAGATACGCAAATAAAAATAGCGGCAGCCCAACCACAAGCCACCGCTAAGAGTACACCAAACCAACCAAAACAGGAAAAAGAATGGTGCAACCACAGTATACCATTCTTTTCTCCAACAGGCAAGAGAAAAGGAGAACAATATGGAAAAGCAAAAACCGTTTTATTGGGATTTTATCAAAAAAGATGCAGATTTGACATTTCGTTCGGTTTTCGATTTTGTAAACTGCAAAGATTTTACTTCCTTTATGCTGGAATGCCAATCTAAGAAATGCAATGTTTTGTTTTATGATGAAAACATATTTTTTGATTTCAAGAAAGAAGGCCCTTCCGAAACGTTTAAGCGGCAAATGAGAGTTGCTCTTCTTACATTTATTTTGGAAAGCATTTCCGCAATAGCAGAAGATTATCTTGCGTATTTTAAGAAATACGCTGGATGGAAGAGCGATAAAACGTTTACTCCTACCTTAATCGAAAAGAAGGAAAGACTTGACCGCGAAACGTGGCTTGATGAGCAAGCGAACATTATTTGACCCGTCAGACATGGTATCGGATTGCTGAACAGAGAAAGGCTGGATAATATGCAGGGAGAAGAACTGATTGTTAAGAATGGTAGCATCACGCTGCGGTCTATGCTTGACTTTGGCGGTTTTCTTGAAATCAAGCGGTTCTTGGAAGCTTGCCATTCGGAAAACTGCACCGTGACTTTTGCAAACGAGGAAATTGTCATTTTTCCGAATGAATACGATGCTGCTAAAGATGCTCTCGTCTTTATTTATGGTACACTGGCAGAAAGACACATTATCATCGAAAAGTATCTTAGTTACAAGTTGATGCTTGGGGATGAAGAACCGAAGCCAACGCTTGTATAATCAAAGAAAGAGGTACGGAATGAATAAACTGCTTTATCGTTATCAAGTGTTTGGATATAAAGGGGCTGCGGCACAAATGATGGACGCACTTATAAAAGAGAAGCCGGATTTGCGAGATGGATACTATTCCCTTCCAAAATTGAGAGATGCAATAGAAAAGGACAAATGGCTTTACAGCGTGATCTCTGGTTCGCATGATAAAGACGGCGTGATTCTTGCTACTCATATTTATGATATGGGCTATGTTACGCTAGGGGATGACGAGCATCCCGGTATTCGTCCGATAAAATGGTATGAGCCGTTGTTTTTTGTAAGGCTGAAAGAAAAATTGCATAAAATTTATTGGTGGCCTTGCAAATCCGGTCCTACGTTATTCGATTATATAAATAAGGTAAAATAAGTTCCGTTAAACTAAATTACATTAAATAATTTTCCGAAAACAGCATTATAAAACCGAATATTTGATTTTTGTGCAGTTGTAGGCACTCTTTACATTTTCAGGTAGGGGGTGCCTATTTTTTATGCAGCCAAAACAGTGCATTGCCATCATCAACAGCATCAAAGCGTATGCAAAGCAGAATCCGACAGAAGCACAGGTCTACGAGGACTGGTTTCAAGCGGTCGTGAATTTGAGGGACGCTCTGTCGCAAGACAAGCGGTTCGATGCCTACAAATATTCTGGCGAGTTGCGCTCTGTCTGTGCAACCATGATGGGCAAGATGAAAACAGGTGAGGACGTGGCAAAAGTCTATGACATTATCAGCCGAACGTACCTGTTTGAAGCAAAGGATGTATTTGACAGCTATTGCATCTACCTTGAATGGAACCGTGCGCCGGAAAAGAAGTTCTATCAGCCGAGAAGAAAGGTTCTTCTGACGTTGGTTCGTGACCTAGAGGACTTGTTTTTTCATCGTGTAGAATTTCTGGGAGTAAGTCAACCTCCGAGAACTGGAAAAAGTACGCTCTGTATATTTTTTATCACATGGCTGATGGGCAACCGCCCTGACGTTGCATCGGTTATGAGCGGACATTCCGACAAGCTGACCAATGGCTTCTATGGAGAAGTTCTGTCTATCATCACTGACCCCGTGACCTATAACTGGGGCAAAATCTTCCCTGACGTTCAGCTTGTAGATAAGAGTGCAAAAGACGAAAGCGTTGACCTGAACCGCAAAAAGCGTTTTCCCACTTTGACTTGCCGCTCCATTGGCGGTACGCTGACTGGCGCAGTTGAAATCGGCGAGGGCGGCGTTCTGTACAGTGATGACCTGATTGAGGACTTGGAGGAAAGCCTGAATGTTGAGCGTTTGAACAACAAATACGATGCCTACTTGAACCAGCTAAAAGACCGTAAAAAGCAGGGTGCATTGGAGCTGATGGTCGGCACACGCTGGAACGTGCTTGACCCTCTTGGACGCATCCAGAACCAGTATGCAGACAACCCAAAGTACAGATTTCGGGTGATTCCTGCGGTGGATGAGAACGGACACAGCAACTTCAATTATGACTATGGCGTTGGCTTTGACGATTCCTACTATGCCGACATGAAAGCCAGCATTGACGATGCAACATGGTGGGCAAAGTACATGGGTAAGCCCTATGTGCGTGAAGGCCTGCTGTTCCCTGCTGACGAACTGCGGTACTTCAACGGTGTTCTGCCTGACGGGGAACCTGATCGGAAGCTCATGGTCATGGATATTGCATGGGGTGGCGGTGACTTTACCGCCTGTCCTATCGCTTATGTGTACGGCGATGCCGTGTTCATTCCTGACCTTGTGTTCAATAATGGCGATAAGACCTTGACCAGACCGGAAGTCGTGGGCAAAATCATCCAGCACAAAATCAATGTGGTGCGTGGCGAAGCCAACAACGGCGGCGATGAATACTGTGACGTAGTGGATAGCCAGCTCCGGCAGCAGGGCTATCACTGCTCTGTTCGCAGCCAACGTGCGCCCAGTGGTCAAAGCAAGCTGTCCAGAATTATCCAGTATGCGCCGGACATCAAGCGGTTTTACTTCCTTGACGAGAAACACCAGTCGAAAGAGTACAAGGCGTTCATGGAGCAGGTGACGATGTTTACGCAGCTTGGCAAAGTTTCGCACGATGATGCACCGGATAGTCTGGCACAGCTTGCCGATGAACTTTACAACGGAATCAGTAAAATCGAGCCTGTCAAGCGTCCATTTTGATTAAAAACACAATATATTGTGTTCGCTGGGTCTATTTATTTGATTTCACCACTTGACAAGGCTTATAATGTACGCAGGAAGTTTTGCAGCTTCCCTTAAAGGAATAGCTTTCACGCGGGGTTTTGTCATTTTACTCGCGTGCGTGTCAACAAGCATATTCCTCCTTTCACCGGTGGAGGTTTTCTCACTCTTTCGCCTTCACCGGGCTTTATATGTTGCGTTTCCAATTGTAAGGGGAATGCCAGCCTGTCTCCCCCACGGCTGGCAAGCAACGGTTCGATTCCGTTACGCAGCACAACGATTCACTTCTGTTTTCATGGAAATTTTCCTTTTACAACCTCCAATCGTTATTCCCGGCTCTCGATGAAATGGGTTTTGTGACATTTTACCATTTCAAAGAGCAACGATGAATTAAGCCGGGTACATGACACAGAGTGGAGCAGTCTTGTAGCTCGTCGGGTTCATAGCCCGAAGGTCGGTGGTCCAAATCCATCTTCTGTGCCCATCAGCGATTTGCTCCAGTCGGGGCAATCGTGGCTTTTGACACCCGACAAGTCAGAGCCTAGCACGGCTGGAAGTGCGAACAGTTTCCCAGTAGCTTCTGACAGGTCTGTGCTCAACAGCCTGTTTCCAGAAATTCAGCGAAAGGAGCGCTCATGCTAGTTAGAATCTGTTGCCCTTGTATTAGGCAAAACCCAATCTATAAGAACGTCCGCTGCAATCGCTATCTTGGTGAAGTAGACGGACGATACCATTTCAAGTGCGACAGATGCAAGGGCGTTATCGAAGGAGACACAAGGGAAGGATGGGTAAAAATTATCCATCCACCGGAAAAGTAAATAGCTTTTGAAGCGCAGTTTTGGCGCAGTGAGATAGACCTTAACAGGTTTGTCTTGCTGCGCTTTTTATTTTGCCGGAAAGGAGGAACGCATGGCTGAGTATCAGATGGTCGTTGGCGGTTTTTTGAATAATCCGCTGACCGGACGCAGACCGATTGAAACGCCGGAGACGGAAATCAATCGGGAGAACGTGCTGAAAGTGGTCATGGGCAAGGCAGAGCCTATTCATCTGCTGAACAAGAATGAGATTCGCTTCTTGCACAATTACTACTTGGGCAGTCAGCCTGTTCTCCTCCGCACGAAGGAATATCACGCTGAAATCACGAACCGCATTGTAGAGAACCACGCCAACGAGTGTGTGGGCTTCTACACAGGCTATATGAGCGGTACGCCGTGCTCTTATGTGCGGTCTGAAACGGCAACAGGTGACGGCGAGGAAATCGCCCGGCTGTCTAACGCCTTGCAGTATGAGGGCAAGGACGCGCTTGATCGGCGGCTCTGGCAGTGGATGTTGGAGTGCGGACAGGGATACCGCATTGTTCTTCCTGACAAGGGGTATGGCGGTAACTACCCGGACGAAACACCCCTGCTGGTGGACGTTCCCGACCCGGACATGGCGTATGTGATTTACAACTCCGGCATCGGTCACAAGCCGATTGCCAACGTGCTGCACATTCCACGCAATTATCAGAACGACTTGAACGACCTGATTTGCGTGTACACGCCAAACCAGTACTTTGAAATCGACAACGGCAAGGTCACAAAATCGGAGAATCATTCTCTTGGAATGCTGCCGATGGTCGAATACAAGCTGAACCCGGAGCGTATGGGTCTGTTTGAACCGGCTATCCCCGTGCTGAATGCCATCAACGACCTAGAAAGCAACCGTCTGGACGGTGTAGCGCAGTTCATCCAGTCAATCATGGTGTTTACGAACTGCCTTGTGGACGAGGATGCGCTTAACAAGGTCAAGGAACTGGGCGCAATGTGCCTGAAGTCCACTTCTGGTCTGCCCGCATCTGTTTCGCAGATTGCAAACGAGCTTGACCAGCAGCAGAGCCAGACCCTGCTTGATTCCATGTTGAACGTGTACCGTAGCCTGACTGCCATGCCTAGTGCTACCGGCAGTGAGAACGCAACGTCTGACAACGTGGGCGCAGTTATCGTCCGCAACGGCTGGAATCACACAGAAGCAAGAGCACAGCAGTACGAGAATATGTTCAAGTTCTCGGAACGCCAAAGCCTGTCTGTGATGCTGAAAATCCTGCGTGACACGGCTGGTTCTAAGCTGATGGCAAGCGACATCAACATCAAGCTGCCCCGCCGTCAGTACGATAACCAACAGAGCAAGGTTCAGATTTTCGCACAGATGCTCAGTCAGAGCATTGACCCGCAGTTGGCGTTTACTACGCCCGGTCTGTTCCCTGACCCGCAGGCTGCTTACGAAATGAGCAAGCCCTTCCTGATTGCCGCTGGTAAGTTGGGCGAGGATGGCAAAGCTCCGAAACCGCAAATTGAAAAGTCAAAACAGGCTGTTCCCGACATAAATGTCGGTAGCACGGAAACAGAAACAGAGGGCGAATAACCCTTTGCATATTCCGGCAGGGAAGCCGGGATACAAATTTCGCAGCGTTGCAGGGAAGCAACGGTAAAAAAACGCAGGAGGAAATTAACGATATGAAACTCAATGTGTTGCTTGGTGATGCCTATAAAGAGGGCATGACCGCCGATGAAATTATTTCTGCGCTGGAAAAGGTTGCAGACCCTAACGCAGAGGTCGAGAAGCTGCGCAACGCCGTGACGAAAGCCAACGGCGAAGCTGCCGAGTACAAGAAGCAGCTTAAGGCAAAGCGTACCGATGACGAGAATGCCGCGCAGGAACAGGCTGACAAGCTGGCAGATATGCAGAAGCAGATTGAAGCCCTGACTGCCGACAAGGAGAATCTTGTCAAGGAAAAGACCCTTGCATCTTACCGTGAGAAGTTCGTTGCACAGGGCTATGACGCTGAACTTGCCAACAAGGCTGCATCTGCACTGGCTGACGGAGACATGGACAAGGTGTTTAAGTTCCAGTCGGAGTTTATGACCGCCCATGACACCGCATACAAGGCTTCTCTGCTGAAGGATATGCCTACACCTCCGGGCGCGGATGGCAAGGGCGGCTCTGACAGCGAAGGCGTGGAGTTTGCTAAGAGACTCGCACAGCAGAACGCAAATGTTTCTAAGGCATCGAGTGACGCAATGAGTGCTTTCCATTAACAAGGAGGAAAACATGAAGTTTACCCGAAACACGGTCAACGGAATCAACGATACCATCCTTGCTTCCAATGACTACACCGCCATTCCCTTTACCGTGACCGAAACTGCTGCGGTTAAGGCTGGCTATCCCATGACGTTGGCTGGCAAGAAAGCTGTTGCTGCTGGCGAGACTGGTTCTAAGACGATCAACGCTGACGGCATCCTACTGTATGACGTTGACCCGGAAGAGAACCCCAACGCCGCCCTGCTGATTCGTGGTGTTATCGACACCAAGAAGGCAGCGGCAAGTTCCAGCTTCACCTTTGACGCTGACGCAATCAAGGCACTCAAGACTGCCGTTCCTGGCATCTTCTGCCGTGACAACATCAGCGTGAACGCTTAATAGGAGGTAAAACAACATGGCACTGAATCTTAAGGAAGTCTTTGCCCCGGCTGCGATTGCCGCCTATTGGACGAATGACCCTACTAATGCGATGCCCTTTGCATCTGACGCACTGTTCCCCGCTCAGAAAAAGGCTGGTCTTGACCTGAAGTGGATTCGCGGCCACAAGGGTGTTGGCGTGTCTCTGATGCCCAGCGCATTTGACGCAAAGGCTACGTTCCGCACCCGTGAGGGCTTCAAGTTCGATGAGACCGAGATGCCGTTCTTCCGTGAGGGCTACCATCTGGGTGAGAAAGACCGTCAGGAAATCCTGCGTGTTCTGGACAGCAACGACCCCTATGCCCGTGACGTTGTGAAGCGCATTTATGACGATGTAAGCGATCTCGTCACCGGCGCACGCATCGTGCCTGAACGTATGATTTGGCAGTTGCTGGCTCCTGCAAATGGTACTCCCGGCATCACCATCAAGGCAAACGGTGTGAACTACACTTACAATTACGACCCTGATGGAACGTGGAAAAAGAGCAATTACAAGGCACTGACAACTTCCGCAAAGTGGGACACTCCCGCTTCTGCTACGCCTATTGCTGACCTGATTGCTGCGGCCGATGCTGTCAATGATGCAACTGGTGAAGAAGTCACTCGTGTCTTTATGAACAAGGCTACGCTCGCGAAGATGATTGCTGCTGATGAAGTAAAGAACCGATTCCTTACCATCAACAATCGAACCACTTCCGTTCTCACCGCGAATGAAGCAAAGGAAGTTGTTCGTCAGGCAACTGGCCTTGAGATTTTCACCTACAACAAGAAGTATCGTCCTGAAGGCGGTGGTGACACCGCAAAATATCTTCCTGACGGTTATGTTGTTCTGGCTCCTGATGGCAAACTCGGTACGACTTGGTATGGCACTACCCCCGAGGAAGCCGATCTGATGTCCGGTCAGTCCGGTGCATCCGTGTCCATTGTGAACACCGGCGTTGCCATTACCACCGAGTTGACCGTGCATCCTGTCAACACTAACATCTATGCTTCTGAAATCGTCCTGCCGTCCTTTGAGCGCATGGACGCTGTGTACTGCATCAAGGCTTACTAAGGCGAAAGGAGGAAAGCAGCATGGGAGACCAGTATTCTGAAGCGGCAGTCAAGCTGGGGCGGTACATTGCCCCGGCACTTGACCGTGAAGTCACGGACGAGGACTACCCACTCTTTGACCTGCTGCTTGATTTCGCCAAAGACAAGATATTTGCGCAGGGCTACCCCTTCGGCAATAGACCGGACGAGTTGCCCTTGCAGTATCAGTCGTTGCAGATACGCATTGCAGCGGAACTGTACAACCACATCGGCGCAAATGGACAGACGAGCTATACCAACAACGGTATCACTCGTGTGTGGGAAAGCTCTGATGTGGCACAGTCCCTGCTGAACGAAGTGGTTCCGAGAGTAGGTGTTATCGGCTGATGTTCAATGGAAGCCCGCTGGACAAGCGTCCGCTGTGGTATTCAAACCCCATTGGCGAGAAAAAACCTGTTGTGGACGAGTGGGGAAACGAGACTGGCGAATCCACATACGAATCGTGGAGCGACCCCGCAAAACTGATGCTGAACGTCAGCCCCCCTACTGGTTCTGCGGAAGCAAACCCTTTTGGAGCATTCACGGATTACAGCTATGTGGTCAGTTCGTCCAGCAAAAAGCGCAACACGCCGCTTTATGAGGGCACACACGTCTGGTTTCAGACGGACGTTTCAAAGCCGTTCAATTACACTGTGGTCAAGGTCGCAGAGCATATTACAGACACGTTGTATGCGCTGAAGGAGGTGGCTGCAAGTGAAAATTAAAGTGAGGTTGAGCGATGCCGGACTTCGTGATGCGGAACGTCAGATACAGGAGTACAAGGCCACCCTGAGCAAAAAGGCGCAAGAGTTTGCAAAGGCGTTAGCGCAAAAAGGCATTGACGTTGCAACTGTACGGTTTGCTAACGCACAGTATGCTGGTGACAATGACGTAACAGTTGAGCACGACCCGGTGCAAACGCCAAATGGCTTTGCAATCGTAGCGCACGGAAAGGCAGTTGCGTTCATCGAGTTTGGCACTGGCGCACATCACAACGGATATGGCGGCGAGCTACCGCCCGGCGTTGGTGCGCATGGCTCCTACGGCAAAGGGCAAGGCGCAAACCGCAGATGGTACTACTACGGCGAATCCGGCAATGCTGGCACACCTGTCAAGCAGGTGGATGGTAAAGGCCAGTTGAATTACACCGATGGTAACGAACCGGCTATGGCTATGTGGGGAGCTGTTGAAGAAATGGCTTCTCAAGTCGAAGCAACGTGGAGGGAGGTTTGGAATAGTTGATTGATTATTTCAATTCTATCTTCACGGCTATTGCGACCGAACTTCGGAAACAGGTTCCCGGCATCTTTGTCACTGGTGAAATCAATGACAGCAACGTCAAGAAGTTTCCATGTGTGCAGATAGAGGAAAACAGCAATCTCCCGGTTCATCGGGATTCTGCCAGCCGAAGCAAGTACGCTGCCGTTTCTCTGCGTGTGCGGGTCTACTCTAACAAGAACACCGGGCGCATTGCAGAAGCACGCTCCATTGTGGACATTGTGGATTCTGTATTGGAACCGCTCAATTTCTATCGAAAATCGTTTGCCCCGTTGAATGGGCTGTACAACAATTCCGTCTATCGGATTGATTGCAGCTATGGGGCAACAATCGGAGAGGACGGAATGATTTACCGAAACTAAGGAGGTAAACATTCTATGAGTACTGCTATCTCCGGCCTGAATACCACCCTGTATTGTGGCGACAGCGCAACCGCTCTGACGAAGCTGTGCGACATCAAGGATGTGCCCGACCTGATCTCCGAGCCTAACCTTCTGGATGCCACCACCTTGTCTGACCCCATGCAGGTCAACATCTTTGGCATTATCCAGAGTGACACCAAGTCCTTTACTGCCAACTACAACAAGACTGACTACAAGAAGGTCAAGGAAGCTGGCTACGATGAGACTTCCGAGAGCAACACCGTGAAGTACTACGCCCTGAAGATGCAGGACGGCTCCGGCTTCACTTGGCAGGGTATGCACCAGGTCGGTCTGTCCGGCTTTGGCGTTGACGAAGTTGTGGAAATGACCATCAACTGCATCTTCACCAAGAAGCCTGAGTTCAGCGAGACCCTGACTGTCAACGGCGGCTAAACCGCAAAAATCGAATCAATCAAACCGGGCAGAACTGAACAACGGATTTGGTTCTGCCCCTATTTATAAAGGAGAGCATTTATTATGGCTGCTAAGGTTATCAACTTTCATTCCCCCGATGGCAAGAATACTTATGAGCTGACTTTCACCCGTGACAGCGTGGAAGCTACCGAACGTGCAGGCTTTCAGATTGGCCAGTATACCCAGATGACCAATCTGCTGTCCAATTCCCGCGCCCTGTTCTACGGCGCGTTTATCGCCCGGAATCGTGGCATCAAGCGTAAAGTCGTGGACGAAATGTTTGCCCACATCGACGAGAAAGAAGAGCTGATGGCTGCGCTGCTTGAGATGTTCATGGACGCTTCTAAGTCTCTGCTGGCAACTGACACTGAGGACAAGACCGCAAAAAACGCAACGTGGGAGATTGTGTAACCGCACAATCTCAAGAATCAGACGGAGAGGGAGAACCGTTTTCCTTCTCCAAGCTGTTCCACGATGTAGAAGCCTATTACATCTCCATCGGTATGACATACGACCAGTTCTGGCACGGCGATGTCTGGCTGGCTAAGGTATACCGTGACGCAGAGGAGCTGCGAGAACGCAGAGCCAATGCAGAAGCATGGAGAAACGGTTTTTACATGGCGTCTGCGCTTTCCTCTACGGTTGGCAATATGTTCCGAAAGAAAGGGTCTAGACCTATCAAGTATATGGATAGACCGATTCCCCTTACTCAAAAGGAGAAAGAAGAGTATGAATACCAACGTGCTGCGGAAGCGCAGGAGCGAATCAAACGTATGATGTTCTCCATGATGGAGCAAAAGGATGGTGGTAGTGATGGCTGATGTTGATATTACAAGCTTATCCGTAGAAATCTCTGCGGAATCGCAGGGCGCAGAGCTTAATATCGACAAGCTCGCTACCGCCATTTCTAATTTGCGAACAAAGGGCAACGTGTCGAAGGTGATTGATGGGTTGGACAAGCTCACCAATTCCCTCACTGCGTTAAAGTCCGCGCAGGGAGATTTTAGCGGTCTTGAAAGCGTTACTCGGTTCATTGATGGCATCAGCAAGGTCAATGCAAGTGAAAGCGCAAAGGGCATCAGCATACTGGCAAAGAGCATCGCTAAACTTCCGGAATCCCTTACCGGCATGGGTGCTCTTTCTGATAGCGTTGATACCCTGCTCGATGTTACGGATGCTTTTGACCTTATGGCTACCGTTCAAGACCCAAAAGGCTTGAAAAGTGCCATCAACGCCATCAAAAAAATCCCGGAAGCGGTCAGCGGCGTGCAGGGCATCAGTTCTGACATTAGCGATGTGAAGTCTGTCTTGAACGGATTCAATAATCTTCCTTCCGTCACTGCGCCGGAAGGATTGAGCAGTTTTGTAAGCCTTTTACGCCGAATCCCGAAAGCAGTGTCTGAAGCAAACAAAGCTGATTACACACAGCTTGCTGAAAGTTCCCGACAGTTGATGAATGGTCTTGCTCCGTTGTCTGTTCTGGATTTTAGCAATCTGAAAAATCTCGGAAGCGTCTTGAATCAGCTTAACAAGATTCCTGACCTTGCGCAAAAGCTGGATAGCAAGACGGTGGGTGACTTTTCTACTGCTTGCCAAAAACTGTCTGCCGCCCTTACTCCCCTTGCATCTCAGCTCGACAAAGTAGGCAACGCCTTTGCAAAGCTGCCCCCGCAGTTGAGCAAAGTGGTCACACAGGCAAACCGTGTGACGGCTGCCAACGAACGGCAGAAAAAAAGCTATCTCAGCCTGTCTAACCAGATGAGCGGTTTTATGCGAAACATGGCAAAGCTGGTTTCGTTGAAAGCCATTGCTGAATATCTTGGCAATGCCGTTGCAAAGTTCAATGACTTTTATGAAGCAACGGACCTGTTTCATAATGCTATGGGCAATCTGAGCGGTGAAGCAGATACGCTCATTAGCAAGATGCAAGGTTTGCTTGGTGTCGACCCGACCAAAGCGATGACTTACATGGCTACTATTCAGAGCCTTGGCACTTCGTTTGGTCTGACTAGCGACAAGGCATACGTTCTGTCTAAGAACCTGACTCAGCTTGCCTACGATGAGGGTTCCTATTGGAACAAAAACGTTGCTGAAACCTTTACTGCAATGTCATCCGCAATCTCTGGCGAGATTGAGCCTATTCGCCGTCTTGGCGTTGATTTGTCTCAGGCGCGGTTACAGCAGGAACTTCTTGCCTTGGGCTTTAACAAGCAAGTCTCTAGCTTGTCCCAGGCAGATAAAGCAGTTCTGCGTTACATTGCCATTATGAAGCAGACCGCCAACGTGCAGGGCAACCTTGCACAGACCATCCAAAGCCCTGCAAACCAGATTAAGATTCTGAAAGCCCAGCTGGATATGCTGGCAAAGTCCGTTGGTTCTCTGCTCTACCCTGCCCTGAAATCCATTCTTCCTCCGCTGATTGCCGCCGTGCAGCTCATTCGAGAGTTCGTTGAGTGGGTGGCAAAGCTGATTGGTGTAAAGGTTGTGTTCACCGATTTCACCAAGAGCGCTGATAGCGTTGGCGGCATCGGTGACGCAATGGACGAAACAACCGATTCGACAAAGAAAGCCGCCAAAGCTCTCAAGGACTATACGATGGGCTTTGATGAACTGAACATCATCGACCCAACGCAGGGAAGCTCTGGCTCTGGCAGCGGTGCATCTGCTGGTAACATTTTGGGCGATGTAGACCTGTCCGGCTACGATATGTTCAAGAACTATGTTGGTACATCTATTGATGAGATGAAGCAGAAAATCAAAAGTATGCTTCCTCTTATAGCGACTGTAGCAACCGCCCTTGCTGCGTGGAAACTCACAAATCTTATTACGGATATTGTGGACGCTATCTCCAAAATAAACGCACTGAAATCCATTGTTTTGGGTCTTGGCGTTTTTACGGTGGGCGTTGTTCTTGAGATTACAGGCATTAAAGACGCGATCGAAAATGGCGTAAATGGAAAGAATTTCGCTGAAATTGTTCTTGGCGCTTTGATTGGGACTACAGGCGCAGCCATTCTTGGCAAAGGTATTGCACAGTTTATTGTAACCGGTTTTGGCAGTTCTGCTGTCGGACAAGCGATTAAAGCTGCTGGTGGCTCTACCGCTGGCGCAATTATCGGCGCAGCCGTTGGTGGAATTGTAACTGGCATTCCCATGTTCGTGACTGGCGTTTATGACGCTGTCAAGAATGGCTTAAACACGCTAAACGGAATTTTGATTCCGCTTGGCTCGACAATGACTGGCGCAGGCATTGGTGCAATCATCGGCTCTCTTGGCGGCCCAATCGGTACGGGTATCGGCGCTTTGATCGGCCTGATTGTTGGTGCAATGACCGACGTTGGAATTGCCATCTATCAAAATTGGGATAAAATCACTTCTCAACTTGATAAAGTGAGTGCCGAATTTAAGCAATGGTTCGTTGGCGTCGGCGAATGGTGGAATGAAAAGTGGGAAAATTTCAAGACCAATTTTCAGACCGCGTGGGAAAGCCTTCCCGGGTTTGTGCAGCATCCCATTCAAGCACTCGACCAAGCCAGCGCAGGGCTGAAGCAGTGGTTTGTAGGTGTTGGCGAGTGGTGGAACCAGAAGTGGGCCGGATTCAAAGAAAACTGGGACAAGGCTTGGAACAGTTTGGTTGATACAATCAAAAATCTCCCTGCAAAATTTTTGGACTATGGCAAAAACATCGTTCAGGGCTTGATCGATGGTATCAACAAAGGCATTGAGAATGCAAAGAAAAGTGTTGGTGGACTTGCCAAAGCTATCATTGACAAGTTCACGACCGATACTGAAATTCACTCTCCCTCCGCTCTATTTGAACGCTTTGGTGAATTTATCGATCAAGGTTTTGCAAACGGTATCACTGCAGCACTTCCTTACGTCGAACAAGCTATGACCAATCTGGCAAACGTTGTTCAGCAGAAGGGCAACGAAATGATTGACTATGGCACGACCACCGCAACGAATTTTGTTAATGGTTTCTTCAACGGTCTGGACAGCAAGTGGCAGGAACTTGACTCCGGCTTGCAGAGCGACTTCTTCGGCACGGCGCAAACTTTCATTCAGGCCGCGCAGAGTGGCGACTGGAAAACGGTCGGCACTACCATTGCCGCTGGCATTTGGGGCGCTATGGGCGATGAGCAGCGTAAACGCGTCAAGCCCGTTGCAAGCGATTTGCTTGGCAGACTGAGCAAAGAATTGAAAAGCCAAGCTTCTTCCCTGCTGAATACAGCCGCTACCATTGGCAAAAACCTGGTGAGCGCACTGACTCAGAATTTCGGAAAGGTTTCCTCTGAAACTCAGACGATGCTTTCTGGTATTACGCAGGCTTTCGGAAACGTGAAGTCTCCTCTCGCAACGGCTGCTAAAGCAATCAGCGCTGCGCTGTCTGGCGGCTTGCTCAGTTCTTTCCCGACAATTTTCGCTGGGTTTGCCGGGCTGGTAAGCACCATCGGAACCGCAGTGGCGGGAATGCTTTCTGCTGTGGGCGCCGCCCTCAGCGCTACGATTTTTGGCACCCCCGCTGGAATCGTAGCCCTTGCTGCTGCCGCCGCCCTTGGTGTTGCAATCGCTGGAATCGTATCGAAACTTGGTGGTAGCCATTCTACCAGTAGTTACAGCGATACATCTCAGTATGTTGGAAGCTCTAGCTACAATTCCTCGACATCCAGCTCTTCCTATAGTGGCACTTATTCTGCCGCAAGTGGAAACTCCGAAGAGATGAGAGATGCTGTGTACAACGGCTGCTACAATGCATTTCTCGACATCTGGCAGCGGTATGGAGAGGAAATCTCTGATGGAAGAGATGTAAGAGTGTACCTTGATGGCAAGCAGCTCACCGCTTCTGTTGAAAAGACCCAGAAAGAACGTGGCGTGTCTATTATGGGTACTGAAGTTTACTCTTACTAAGAAAGGATGGTTCAGATGGCCAATATTCCTGCACTGGTTACGGTGAACGGTGTAGAGCTACCGGAACCGTCCTCTTATGAGGGAACGACTAGCACGATCGTGGACTCTGGCCGAAATGTTCAGGGAAAGGTTGTTGGTTCTGTCGTGCGGCATGATGTGGCAAAGGTCTCCATGTCTTGGAACTACCTCACCGCACGGCAGTGGGCCGACATCTTGAGTCTTTTCACTACGAATTTTTACTGCACTGTTAAATTCTATAACCAAGCCACAGCCGGTTATACTACCCGTCAGATGTACGTCTCCGACCGCACCGGCGGAATGTGGCGTAGAGGGCCGAAAACCGGTGGCGTGATGGGATGGACAGGGTGCAAACTTTCTCTTGTGGAGGTATGACGTATGGTTGAAGTCTCCGATAAGTGGAAAGAAAAATTTAACGAAACCCTTGTCCCGGAATCTTTTGTAGAGATCACCTGTGGAATTACTGAACCCGGTATCAACAAAAAGGCTACCATCGTCACGTCATCGGCAGCCCCGTTCTCCACCTTTCACAGTATTGCGCTTTCCAATAACGCTTCCATTTCGAGGTATTCCACAGGAGAGCTTAATCTCACTGTTCTTGACGGAAGTTGCGCCATTGTTCCTTCTTCCCCTCCGTATGGAACTACTGGTTTTTTGAGCGCCAAGATTTTTGACGATTCAAATCATCCTGTTATCCGGCTTGAGCTTCCGAGTGAGAGCAAGTCCTCGATTCCCGGCGTTTCAATTTGCTGGTCTACGGTATTTGAAGAATACGCTACAGATTTTTCGGTCAGCGCATATCTTGGGACTAACAGGTTAAAAACTGTGACCGTAAACGGAAACAAATCCGTCCGTTCTGATGTTGATGTAGAGCTTTCTGGGTTTGATGCCGTAGAGATTGAGGTGCTGAAGTGGTGTCTCCCTAATCGCCGAGTAAGGGTCGAACAAGTGAAAATCGGCAGGTATCTGGTGTTCGACAAGACCAAAATTTTGTCTTACAGCCATTCTTCAGCAAGAGACCCTATCTCCGGGCAGCTTTCTCAGGAGTCGATTTCCTTTAGCCTTGATAACAGCGACCGTACATGGGACTCTGTGAACCCTCAAGGGATTTACAAGTACATCTATGAGCGTCAGCCTGTCACTGTTCGTTATGGAATGGATGTTGACGGGAAGACCGAATGGGTGAGCGGAGGAATGTTCTTCTTGTCGGAGTGGAGCGTCCCTGCTAACAGCATTGAGGCGTCCTTTCAGGCGCGAGACGCGTTCTTGTATCTGTCCAGCACGAAGTACACCGGAAGAAAATACGGCACGCTCTATGAGATGTGCTACGATGCGTTGGAGCAGCTTGAGGCGGACGGTATCACTTCAGAAATTTCTGAGGAGCTGAAAGATTACTCCACCGACATCACAAGCGATGGGTCTACTTATCACAACTCCGATATTTTGCAGCTTGCGGCAAACGCTGCTGGCATGGCTTTGTACCAGACTCGTGACGGCGTAATAAAGATTAACCGTGTGTACGGTTCTGTCGCCTCTGACTCGGTATTGGATATTCCGGTGCTGAACAATTATTCTTGGCCGGAAATCACCTTTGCTCAAAATATGCTCAACGTGGTGACCACCGTAGGTGGCGTTACCTACGCTTATCCCGAAAGCCCTTCGGGCAAAGGCGTGAGCCAGACGCTGAGCAATGTTATGCTCACAAAGGACATTCTTGCAAAATCCAGAAATGCCCTTACGGAGTCTTATGGAGTCCTTTCCAATCGTCGCAAGGCTTCTCTTACTTATCGGGCAAGCCCTATCGTTGACGCTCTTGATATGGTAAAGATTCACCATCAGTTCAATTACGATGCTGTTTTGCTGGTGACCAATGCAAAATACACCTTCAATGGGTGCTTCAAAGGCGCTGTAGAGGGGTACATGATGGCAGATGCTCAGGCTTTGTCTCTTGACCATGTCAGCGAACAGCTTGACTGGGGTGATTCCGTTGTTCTTTCCGCTACCCTGTCCCCTGCTACCATTGATTCTCCCAAAATCAACTGGGCAGCTTCTCCCGAAGGAATTGTCTCTCTTCACGTTCTGACAAATGCAGAGGGAAAATCCACTTGTCAAGTCAAGTGGAACTCCCCGGGCAAGGCTGTTGTCACTGCCTTTGTGGGCAACGTCTCCGCGAAATGCTCTTTCATTACAACATCGTACAACCTGTTTGATGTTGCAGAGGGCGACACTGTTCTTATGGACGAGGGCGGCAACGTGGCTGAGTTCATTGTTGCGAAGCATGACTATGAGAGCGAGTTGAACGGAGCCGGACGAACTCTTCTGGTTCGAAAACACTACGCGGCTATCATGGCTTGGAATTCTACATGGTCTACTTATGCCAGCAGTGACGTGAGCAGTTGGCTTAACGGCGACTACTTCAACTCGTTCAGTTATGCTCAAAAGCAAGCTATCAATAAGACAACCATCTACTACACCCCGGGCTTCTCCGATTCTTACTGTAACTCTGGTAGCAGCAGGGTATCCACGATGGCCGAAAGTGTTTTCCTTCTTTCCAGCCATGAGTTTGGATACGACACGGAAGGTTCTGATGCCCCGAATTGGACGACTAGCAGCCCGAGTTATAAGCACAACGAGGGGACTCCCCTGCAAAATGCATCTGAAATCCTGAAGACAATGCTTGCATCCGATATAGAGGGTTCTGAAAGAGGACGTTCCATTTGGACAAGAACTCCTTATCTGTACTCGCTTCAGATGCTCTATGATATTGCTGGCACAAGCTCAAGCGCCAACAAGTACTGGCGACCTCTGTTGGTCAGCAAACTTGTAAACGCATACGCCGTGTATGATTCTACGTTACAAGTGAATGGCAACGCAGAGACGATTTCTTACGCTACGAATGAAGAGGGTCCTCGTAAATATGACAATGTCGTTCACCCTGCATTTACCGTTCCAAAGTCTCTTGCTGTTGATGCTGAGGGCAAACTGATTTTTTAAGAGGTGATTGTATGGCAAAGTGGATTACAGACCGAACGCAGGCAGATGTAGACCGGGTCAAAGAGCTAACAGCCAAAGCCAGAACCGGCACATGGACAACGGCTGAACAGCAGGAGTGGGCCGCCGGTATGAAAGGAGCGCTCAGTTACACTGACTACGCACGAATCGAACAGGGCATGAAAGAGCTTGCTGACATTGTCGGAGTTAAACTTCCTATCGACCCGATTTCGGTCGTGACGGCGCTCAATACTTCCGGAGAAATCCCCGCGTGGGACACTTATCCCGCCAAGTCCGAGTTCTTCATGCCGCTGACCGCTAAGAAAGCGGGCCTGCCGCTCCGCTCGCTGGGATTCCGCGTCAAGGGCTATATGCCGGGAAAAATGCGCACCGTCCTGCGCAAGTACGGCACCGAGACCGCCCTAGTAGACAAGTCCATCGACCTTGTCAAAGGCTATAACGATGTAGTGCTGGACATGGGCAGCATCGTGCTGGAAAAGGGCGTCGAATATCAGCTCTATTTCGCCGCTGCCAACAACTTCTATCCGCCCTCTGTCGAGCCATCTTGGGTCGTAGCAAACGACTACATCGACATTGCTCACGGCAGCGCCTACTATGGCGATGACGCCAAAATGATTTTTTCTGGAACAATCACTTTCACCGGAACGTCTACCCCCGAATGGGGGCCGAATAGCTATCTTACCACAGAGGACGCTAATCGTTGGATAGCCAGCGTGAAAGCCATCCGTTCAAAATGCAGCGGAACAAGCTCTACTCCGGATGTGCCGAAATCTCTTTCTATGAAATTTGGTGTGATAAATCAGGTCGAAAAGATACTTTCTGACATCGAAAGTATAGCCAAAGATTACACGCTTTACTGCTCCGAGCCAATTTGTGGAGGCGAACCTTACTATGCAGTTTATTGACCGAAAAGCAAAATACCCGGGCCGTTGGACTATGAAAAAGTCAGACGGTTCTTCGGAAATTATTACGTTGATTCGGAACGATGAACCCATCGTGGAAGGCACTCCCATGAACGCCAACACACTGAACACTCTTTCGGATGTTGCTGGCGCAGATGTGGCCAGAGCCGCCGCAGAACAAAGTGCCGCTTTGGCTTCTTCTTCGGAAAAGAACGCAAAAGCCAGTGAGGCTGCGGCCGGAAAAAGCGCATCTGCTGCATCTTCCAGCGCAAGCTCTGCATCGAACGATGCAAAGGCAGCAGGTGCGAGCGCAAGCAAGGCTTTGGCTAGCGAAAAAGCGGCTTCGTCCAGCGAAAAGGTTGCAAAAGCCAGCGAGGAAGCAGCGGAAAGAGTTCTGGCCTCCATTCCCGATGAATATACGGAAATGCAGACAAAGCTCCAGGATTCCTTCGTGGTCATCCGTTCCCTACAATTTGAGTTGGATGCCCTGCGTAAGCAGCATGAAGCGGATGCGTTTTTACTGTCGGCGCTGGTCAACAGCTGCCTGAAGGAACGCACCGTGAGCCTGAGCACCGAAAGTGGGGTCGGCCTGACCACGGAATCGGGAGCGACGCTTGAGTGCGTAGCTTTGGTATCTGGTTGTGCCAGCGCATGACCTGTAATAAAAGAAAGGAAGCGAACCTATGGCAAAAATCACGGAACTGCCGAGCCTTTCGGCAAAAAATGTGAACCCGGCCAGCAATCTCCTCCCTGTGGTAGCAGGAAACCAGACAGACCGGGCGACTCTGAACGACCTGCTAGAGGGCTACTTTAATCGAGGGGCTCTGACGAGCGGAAGCGCCGCAGCGCTAAAAAACTGCCTTCCCCGGTTCAAATACCTCGGCACCAGCGTCACGAGCGAGCAGTGGGCCGCTATTCAAAATGGCACCTTTGATGGGCTGTTCCTTGGCGACTACTGGACTATCAACGGCGTAGACTACATCATCGTCGCTTTTGACTACTGGCTGAACACCGGAGATAAGGCTTGTGCCAAGCACCATGTCGTAGTCATTCCGAGGAACAATCTGTACACCGCTGGCATGAACAGCAGCAACATCACCACTAGCGGTTACGTCGGCAGTGAGATGTACAAGACTGGGCTTGCACAGGCGAAGGCCACGATCAACAACGCATTTGGCTCCGCACACATCCTGAACCATCGGCAGTATCTGGTGAACGCCGTCACTAGCGGCGCACCGACTGGCACGGACTGGTATGATTCGACCGTTGAGCTTATGAACGAAAACATGGTCTATGGCGGGCGGCAATTCTCGCCCATGCCGAACGGTGCGACTGATCCGTGGAACACCTGCCGCAACTACACAATCGACAAATCGCAGCTGCCTTTGTTCCACCTTGCCCCGTGGCTGATTTGCAACAGACAGTGGTATTGGCTGCGAGACGTCGTCTCGGCAGCCGGTTTCGCGCGTGTCGACAGCTACGGCAATGCGTACTGCTACGCCGCCAGCGGCGCCGCTGGCGTTCGTCCCGTCGTCGGGCTGATCGGCTGATCGAACATCCTGCGGGCTTGTACCGCAGGATTGATAGAAAGGAGTCTTATAGTCATGAAAACTTATACAGTCACCCTTGCAAATGGGAAATTGATTGAGGGCTTGACCCTGAACCCCGGCGCCAACACGTTCCACAGTGCAACCGAGATCACCGAAGAGATGTTCAACTGCAAGCTGTCGGAAGTCCACATCGCCGCCAGCGACGGTGATATGACCGGGTGCGCTTACCCAGACACCCTGCACGATGCAGAGCTTGTGCAAATCATGCAGCCAACGGATACCCCGGACGGAACGTGGCAGTTTATCTTGAGAGAAATTCCAGAGGACGAAGCTGCTAAAGCCAAGTCTGAAAAACGGCTCACCTCTCTTGAAGCTGCAAACGATGACCTCGTACTCATGATGGCCGATTTGATTGGAGGCTAAAATTATGAAGACGCTAAACAACCTGAAGCTCCGCATCATGGTGCGGGCATTCCGCATCCGGCTGAACAACGGCGAAACCTTTGAGGACATCGCGGCAGATTACCCCGCCTTGACCGCTGACGACCTGAAAGCAATCGAAGAAGCCCTTGGGCAGTAAGGATGCGTGGAATGAAAACACTTTTTGATTTTATCTCCAAGCTTCTGGCAGCCCTCTCTCACGCTGCCGGAGACAAGGCAGAGGAGCCGGACGCCTCCGCTCTTGAAAAAGTGTCCACAGTGGACACTGTGGCCGGCTGGGAGGGCGCACCACCCTACCGCTACATCGACGTGAGCCGGTATCAGGGCAAAATCACCCTCGACGGCTGGCGCAAGGTCAAAGCGGCTGGCTACAAGGGGGCAATGCTCAAGACCGTGAGCACCAACCGCAAACTCTCCAAGCGGGAAGACGGGCTGTACATCGACCCCACCTTTGAGGCCAACTACAAAAACGCCAAAGCGGCTGGGCTGGACGTGGGTGTCTACTACTACACCTACGCCACCAGCGAGGCCATGGCCGATGCAGAGCTTTCCCTTGTGCGGCAGGCGGTGTACGGCAAGGAGTTTTCTCTCCCCGTTTGCGTAGACGTGGAGGAGAACAAGCTCAAGCAGCTGTCCACGCTTGACCTGTCCAACCTTGCCGCCTACGCGCTGGAACAGGTGGAGCGGATGGGTTTTTACGCCCAACTGTACACCTACACCGGTTACAAGTACGAGCTGGACATGGCTCGGCTGTCCTCTCGGTGGGACGTCTGGCTGGCCGACTATACGGGCAAGCCACCTGCTGTTACCTTTAAGTACAACTCCCACCAGCACACCAGTAAAGGCGCTGTGCCGGGCATCTTCGGCGACGTAGACCTCAACGTCACTACCCTCAACTACCCCCGCATCATCGAAAAGAAGGGCCTGACCCGTCTCCGGGAGGGCGCATGAGCGAAGCAATCATCGTAGCCATTATTACCGGCGGTCTGAGCCTGATCGGCGTGATCGTCTCCAACAACCGCACCGCCCAGAGCATGGACGCCAAGCTGGACAAGCAGCAGGCTGTGACCGAAACCAAGCTGGAAGAGCTGACCCGGGAAGTCCGGACACACAACAATTTTGCCCAGCGCATCCCGGTGCTTGAAGAACAGATGAAGGTGGCAAACCACCGCATTGCAGACCTCGAAAAAGAGAAAGGAGAGTAATACATGGCAACAATCAATAACATTTTGGGCGTCATTCCCGTACCGGTGGCCCTCGTGCTCATGCTGGGCGGCTTTATCTTTTACGCCCTGGGTTGCATTCGGCTGGGCTACGGCGCAGCCGTGAAGCCTCTGGTGCTTGACCTCATCGAGCGGGCAGAGCAGGAGATTCAGGGGACTAAACGCGGCGCAGAGCGCAAAGCGTGGGTGGCAAAGACCCTGCGGGCCGCCCTCAGCGCCAGCAAATACGGCAGGCTCATCAGCTGGGCCATCACCGATGAGACCATCGGGCGGGTGATCCAGTTTTTCTTTGACCGCGCAAAGGCGGCGCTGCAAAAGCAGTAAGGAGGTTATTATGGCAAGCACTACATACAAGCATTTTGTTGACGCCAACAAAATGTATGCCGCACAAGAGCAATTTCGTGACATCACGAAAATGGTCTGCGCACGTCTTCGCGGCCTCACGAAAACATACCATTTTGCCGTCATTGGCACTATGGTGCGCAACGCCGGACAGCTTCCGCAGCCCTTCTGGCTCGGTGCTGCCTGTGGCGGCGGCTCGTGTAGTGCTGCCCGCTGCGCTGCAAAAACTTGACCGACAGCAAATGACCGCCGCCATCAAAAGCGCACCGCTTGGGAGGGTAGACCGTAAGATAGCCTTACTGCGGTACGTTGAGCGGCTTCCGCTGCCGGACATTGCAGCACAGACCCATTACAGCCGGACGGCGATAGGCTACCGGCTGAAAGGCATTGAAAAAATGCTGAATGTGTGATATACTGTTTATACCGTCCGAAGTAGAGTACACACACTTCGGAGAAATGTGTACAGAGAGCCAGCGGAAGAACGTTTACCCGCTGGCTTTTCTTTTTGCATGAATTGTGGTATAATAACATCAACAAATCCTCCCGGCCTCTCGAAGAAGCGCATTAGGGCGGATATTTGAAACCCCCGGTGTTCCGTTTGGAGCATCGGGGGATTTTTTATTTTTTGGGACATGGAAGCCCGGCAAGTCTCCATCCCTTATAACTTCGTACCAGGCGTTTCCGGGAATATACTCCACGCATGGAGGATGCAATCGCCCGGAAACTGCTCGATATTCACATAGCAGCTATATCATGCGGCTCACCCCTGCAAATCAGCGATGGTAACGCCGCAAGCGGCTGCGATCTTTTCGAGGGTAGACACTCTTGAGACTGCCTTGCCGGACTCTGCATGTTGAATGGTTGCAGTGGACAGCCCGGTTTTTTCTGCCAAGGCCCGGATGGTTAATCCTGCGCTTTCTCTGGCGGCCTTGATTTTGACGGCAGACACGCCAAGCGTCTTGTAATCGGGCGAGTTATACCCAATCATGAACAACCCTTGCTGTTCCATCGGCAACGCCTTGAGCGAATAGCTTTTCTCTGCATCCTCAATGTCAACGTCCTTCAGGACGTAGGAGCAGGCATTGTCAAGTTCCGGGGTCATTTTATGGAGCTTGTGCGCCAGCGTAATCTTCATCGTCACGCCACGCACAGGGAACCTCGTTGCGTTGTCAAGGTCTGCCTGATTTACATGGTCAGGGGTGCAGGCTTCGTCCAGCAAGCGGTACAGCTTGCCGAGATTACGGATGGTAGTGTTTTCCATATTCGTTTCCTCCGTTCGTTTTTTGTTGTACTGATTATACCACAAAACTAATACAGTTGATACAGGCATAGCCACCAAACTATGCCTTGCTTTTTTGTCTATTTTGTATCAGTTGTATTAGTTCAAATTAATCTTTAATCAAGTTCTAATCAATCTTTTTGTCCTTCGTTGTACCTTCGTTGTCTCTTACTTTCTGCCAGTTCGGTACACTGAAAGCAATAGGAGGGATGAACCATGAGCTATTACCCAACACCCGGAGCGCCCTATGTTCCGCAACAGCCTGTCAATCCTTACGGCGGCATGGGTACAGTAGGACTTGCCACTCCCCTGCCAAATACGCAGATGCAACAGGTACAGCCGCAGCGTCCGCAGCCGATGAATGGGCAGCAGCCTGTTCAGCAGTCGGCACAAGACGGAGGTTGGTTGCTTGGTAGACCTGTTTCCAGCAGAGAAGAGTTTTTGGCGATACCGTCTGACCTGTACGGCAGACCGACCTACTGCCCCGACCTGCGCAGCGGTGTAATCTACTGCAAGCGGCTGAACCCGGACACCTGCGAATCCTATGTGCAGGAGTTCTATAGCCCGGAAGCATGGCGGCAGATACAAGCGCAACAGGCACAGCAGACTGCTGCACCGACACAGCAGTATGTGCCTATTGAGGAGTATAACGCCCTCGTCCACAGGCTGGATGAACTGGAAAAGTGGCAGAAGAGCTTTTCCAAGCCTACTGCCACAGCAAAGAAAGGAGAATAACAATGTCCTCTCCGTTTGATGTGATTACGCACAGCCCCATCATGCAGCTTGCAAACCTTGCTCGTGCCGGGCAGAACCCTATGGGGCTTATCCAGCAGTTAAGCGGGCAGAATGCCCCCATCATGCAGGGTTTGAACTTGATTCAGGGCAAGAACGAAACGCAGCTCAGGATGATGGCACAGAACCTCGCCAAAGAGCGTGGCATTGACCTGAACCAGCTGGCAAGCGTCCTGAACCTGACGCTGCCCCGATAACGCATCCCTCTAAGCGAAACGCTTCTCAGTTTTGCGGACTTGATAAAAACCGCTTTTATTTGGCTTCGCCCACCGCACACGGCGGTGGGATAGCATAACGCAAAACTGAAAGGAGTTTTGTTATGGACGATTTTGCAACTGGCTATCTGGCTGGGCAGGACGGCGGTAATAACAACGGCGGCTTCTTCGGCAACGAAGGCCTGTGGGCGGTTATTATCCTCGCCATCATCTTCGGCTGGGGTACAAACGGCTACGGTCGAAACGGTGGTGACAACGGCATGAACAGCTACATCCCCTATCTGGTCGGCACTGGCGCAACCGGTCAGGGCGGTGCAGATACTCGTGCGGCGCTGTCGGAGGGCTTCTACCAGCAGGACACTTCCCGTTCTCTGGCTGGCATCCAAAGCGGCATCTGCTCTCTGGGCTATGACCAGCTGGTGCAGATGAACGGCGTGAACGCCAACATCGCAAACGGCTTTGCGGGCGTGAATAGCGCCATCTGTCAGCTCGGCTACCAGAACGCACAGCTCGTGAACGGTCTGGAACGCAGCGTGTCCAACGGCGACAACGCCATCAGCCTCGCCATCATGCAGGAGGGCAACGCACGGCAGGCGGGTCAGACCGCACTTTCCACGCAGCTGGCATCTTGCTGCTGCGAGAACAAGCAGCTCATCGGCGACCTGAAGTACACCATTGCACAGCAGGACTGCGCTACCCGTCAGGCTATCGCAGACAACGCCCGTGCCATCGTGGACAACTGCAACGCCAATTTCCGCAGCATGATGGACTACTTCACGCAGGATAAGATTGCCACTCTGACCGCTGAGAATCAGAACCTGAAGTTCGCCGCTTCTCAGGATCGTCAGAATGCGCTTCTGACCACTGTGATGTCCCAGCAGACCGATACCATCCTTAATCGGGTCAATCCTCGTCCGATTCCCGCTTATCAGGTGGCAAACCCTAACGTGGGCGTGAACTGCTGCTGCGGCTGCTAACCTACACACTCCCCGATAACACCGGGTGAACCATCGGGGCAGGGGTAAGACACCTCTGCCCCTGATTTTATAGGAGGAAAACACTATGGCTTGCAAAACAAGCTGCAAACTCTGCCCGCACTTGGTCATCAGCCAGGCAGTCACGTTCGCCAACGACACGCTGACCATTAACATCCCTGCCGGGTCTTACGCAGCGGGCGAAAAATATTGCATTGTTGTTGCCCAGAGCTTGCCGGACACGACCACCATCAACGCCCCTGTGGTCATTACCATAGGTGCAGGCACGACCGCATACCCTCTGACCGACTGCAACTGCGCTCAGGCGACCGCCGAGAGCATCCACACCCGCACCCGCTATGCTACTCGTGTGGCAACGTCTGCAACCGGCACCGGCACGTTTAAGTATCTTGGCTGCTTCTGCCGCTCCCACGCCGGTGCGCCTGCGTCTATTTCTTGAGGAGGTGTTAGATTATGGGCAAGACTAATTTTCGCCGCATGATGATGCTCCGCGACCACGACAAAGACCGCGAGCCGGAGCGTGACCGCCTTGAGGAAGAGCGTGACCGCAGGGAGCGTGAGCTAGAACGCCGTCTGCGCAAGCTGGAAGATGGCAATGACCGCCATCCTTACTATCCGCAGGAAGAGAACCGCTACATCGACCCCTACCCTATTCCCCGCTACCCTGACGTAGAGAATGGGCGCAGAATGCCACAAATCGGCTTCTCGCAGAACGGTGACTGGGACAAGCGGTCTGGGCAGTACGAACGTGGCGGTGCTGACAGCCGCTCCATCAGGATGCCGCGCCAGCACCTCACCCACGATGAAGCTGAGGAATGGTGCGACAGCATGGTGAACGCTGACGGTACAAAGGGCTGTCACTGGACGCTGGAACAGACGCAGGACGTTGCGAAACAGCGCAATATCACCTGCGACCCGAACGATTTCTGGGCTGTCATGAACATGATGTACTCGGATTATTGTCAGGTCGCAAAGCGCCAGTCCGTTGACACTCCAGGCTTCTACGCTGACATGGCAAAGGCGTTCCTTGAGGACGCAGATGCCGCAGACGGCAAGGCATATCTCTACTGGGATTGCATTGCTGATAAGTAAAACAGAACCCCTGTACAGCCTTGATGGGTTGCACAGGGGTTTCTTTTGCTATTCATTAAAAATGTTTTCAACTGGTGCAAAAGAAATGCTTTCCATTCCAAACTTGCACACCGGGCAAATCCAAACGTAGCTTCCATCCATGAATTTTCTGTCTATAAATTTTTCTTCTATCTTCATGTCTTTGCCTTTTACCCAAGCAATCGTTCCACAACATTGGCATCTAAAGCAAACCGCAAATTTTTCTTTTTCTCTGCAAGTAAGGCTTTCGAGTGAAGTTTTATCGTTCATGTTCTTCCTCTCTCCCCTGTGCGGTCGTAGCGGCTACACAGGGGTTTTCTATTTTAACTTTAGAACTTAGTTTTTATCAATATTCTTCTCTCGTCGATTTTGGAAAAGCAATATTGCAAACTGCCTCTCTCCTTCGCTCATAGTAAGGGCATTCTCCATCGCCTTTTGTTTCAGTGTTCACATTTGGATGAAAGGCATCCATACACTTGTTATGAACGCGGCTCCAATCTACACAAGTCTCACATGATTTTTCAGTACAAAACATTGCATATTCCTCCTAAATCTCAGCTTTTATCAAGCATTGCAGTCTTTTCATTCCAATATCCTGCGGCCTCTTCAGCGGAATTGAAAAATAGACCGCCAAGAGCTTCTTCTTGGTCATCACAACGGAGAATGCAACTCATCCATTCTTCGTGATGCAAAGCATACAAGGCTATATCGCAGTCTGGGTCTTTCTCAAAATCGCATCCAAGTGGCCCTTTCCATTTTTCATCAATATCATACACGCTAATGGAAACCGCTTCATGCCCGCAAAATGGGCATTTATTCAATTTAAGCATCATTCCATCTCCTAAATCTTAACTTTTATCGTCAATCCTCCAAAAAATCTTCCAACTCAATCTTCCCCTCTGCCGCTGCGACAGCCAGAGCGTACACGAACTGTCCTATCGTCATTCCGTGCCGTCTTGCTTCACGGTTGATATACTTGCGCTCTTCCTCGCTCATAAGGATGGTAATGCGTTTAGAACGCTTGCCGTCGCCGCTTGCAACGCCCTGATGCGATTCCGGCATCGGGATTTTTTTCTTTGTCAAACCAGCTTCAGCCAGTACGCCTGGAACATTGCCCTGCTCAATCAAACGCTGCACTTCTTTTGCCTGTTTCAGCTTCTTCGGCTTACCTTCGCCTAACACGGCATCACTCGGCTGTCTTTCGCTGTCTTTGGCTTGCTTCGGCTTAATATTGCCTAATTGTGCTTCATTAGGCTGTGCATGGCTGTCTACGGCTTCACTAGGCTTAATCGGTACTTGTTCGGCATTATTCGGCTTTGTTTGGCTCACTTCTTCTTCCTTTGGCTCACTTTGGCTTAATGGCCTTTCCAAAAAAATAGGCTGAAAATCAAACCCGCCAAGCAGACCTGAGGATTTTTTGCTGGTTGATTTCATCCTTCTTTCTCCTCCTTACCGCCTATTCCCAGAAATTCAAGAATTTCTTCCGGGATTCCGCTTGCGGAATTGATTTTTTCTACAATTTCCATCAATTTATCTTTACTCAGCGGAATGGTTGCTATGTTTTCTTTGCAAGGCTCTTTCGGTACTTCCGTCCAGTATTCTACATCATCAATCGTATGCAAGTCAGTTTGGACATCCCACCAATAATGCTCACCAGTATGCAGATTGTAACAATATCTTGCTGTAAGATACGTTCCATATTTCGTATATACTAAAAAAACAAGATTTTTCCTATGATTGTACGAATCAAGTTTCGGCGGGTCATACTTCGCACTATGCCATATCTTGTTGCTCATTTTGTATTTTCCTCCACAATCATCTGTGCCAACGCCTTGAAATCCTCCGCGCTGGTACTCTTTGCCGTATCACCGCTAAACAGGCTGTGCCGTTCTGCCTGAGCCTTACGAACGCCCATAGACGGTCTAATCTTCACGTCCAACAGCCTTGTTCCCATGCTTTGTGCAATCACAGGGAGCTGCTCCACAACCTCTTTGGACAGGTTCTCACGGCTCTTGTACTGGTTCAAAAGCAGACCTTCAATCTTCAAGGTCGGGTTGAAATATCTGCGAACGTCACCGATGGTCTGCGAAAGCTGGCTCAGTCCGGCAAGCGCATAGCGGTCTGCTGTAATAGGCACGATAATGCTATTGGCGGCGATCAGTGCGTTTACAAGCGCAAGGCCGAGCTGCGGAGGAGTATCCAGAACGATGTAATCATATTGCCCGGACACGGATTCCAGCGCTTCACGCAGCCGGAAGTTCTTACCAATGTCCCGGACAAGCTGCTCGTCAATGTCCTTCAATGCGCTGTCTGACGGCAGAATGTCACCGGCTTCGCAGTGCTGGATTCCCTCTTCTACCGTGCCCTGCCGGGTCATTACATCGAACAGAGTACACACGTCCTCTGTCTGCGCGCCGTATGTGTCCGTTGCGTTGCACTGGGCATCGCAGTCCACCAGCAGAACTTTCTTGCCAAGCAACTGTAACGCACCAGCCAGACAGGTGCTTGTGGTAGTCTTTCCTGTGCCGCCCTTCTGGTTGGCGACAGCTATGATTTTTGCCATTTTTATTCTCCCCAGTCTACATAGTAACCGTTGTATGCGAATCCTTTCGCCGCCATTCCAGCTTCGATTAAGGCTTTCCCGGCTTCAATCGCTTCATCTGGCGTTAGTTCGCTATAACTTCTTTGCGGCAAAACCCTTACAGAAGCCTGATTTCCATGATGATTGAACCGAAACTGATAATCAAACTTCTTTTCAAGGTCAAGTTCTGCTTTATTCAGAACGGAGTAGGGAACTTTTGCCATTTTATCACTCTTTCTTTATTTTTCTGGTTCTTCAGGAAGCGGCATCCAATGGGTCACATCTCTTAGAACCTCGTTGTCCTTCCATACATCAACGGAATCCCTTTCCCACCACAACGAACCATATCTTCCTCTTGCCAAATGTCCAACGTCAATATGCTTTTCCGTGAAAACAATTACATTCTCCCTATAATTTGGCAACTCATCTTTCACACTAATCCATCCCATTCTTTCTCCTTTTTATCACTCTTTCTTTTTAGTAGAACGGATATGCTGCCTTTATCTCGTCTCCGACCCACAATACAGGTGTGACGTGCCATGCAATTACAGTTCCTTTGATTTCATTACTATCGGAATCAAACCATTTTCCGTTGATTGTATCGTACTTGCCGGTTATGAAACTTTTTTCTCCTGTTTTCTCATCTTCGATACGAAGTAAAAGTCCACGAGGCCATCCTTCTAGGCTTTTATCCGGCATAACATCTTTGGTCATGTACCACTTGTCCTTGTCATAGCCTTTCGGAAACATTGGAACCATACTCTTTCTCCTTTCTGCATCATCTGCTCAACGCGCTACGTCTTACTGCTCTTGTAACGCTTCAATGGAATAGAACGCTGGCATATACTTGTCTACGATACCCGCTTTGTCTACGCTTCTAATCAGATAGCCAACAGGTCTGTCAGGGAACGGAGACCTGTCCAAAGACAAAATGTCATTGTATGCAGCTTTTACCGTGTCGTAAACCACTTCTCTGCGTCTCGGCAGCTTGATTTCAGGATGCTCTTTTTTCATCCACTTCTCAACCACTTTTGCCACGTCAATGCAGTCTTGCTTTTCCAGCTCGTCACACACAGACCAGTCAAAATCATCGTATCCGCTTCTGCGGGGCTTTTTGGCGGCTTTTTGAGGTTCGGTTGATACTTCGCTTGCCTGAACTTCAATCAGCGTCTCAGACGCTTTAATTTTGGGCTTGAACTTGACCGCCACAGCCTTTCGTGCCACAAGAACCGGTTCATAAGTCACCACGATGTCAGACACGGCATTGATTTCATCTACTGCAACATCAAGCACTCGTTTGCGAAGGTTCTTGTAAACATCGTAGCTCGCTTCCATCGCACCGAGCTGTTCTCTCAGCTTTTTCAGACTGATTTCATGCGGCTTACTGTCCATGTTCAACCAGTCCCGAAGAATCGAATAAAGCAGAATGCTGTACTGAGACTTCATTCGTGACGTGTAACGCAGCCGATACCGAACGTATCCGCTTTCGGCAATATCAAAAAAGATAGGGCGAAGGTCAGGGTTGCAAGTGATTGCCACAACATAAGACCTCGTTTCTGGTACATAGTCCAGTTTTGCCCTTGTGAAAAGGACAAAGCTCTCAAACGTGCCCTTCTCTTTGTCAATGGGAATCGACACCGTATTGCCCAGAAAGTGCTTAATCTGCGGCTCAATCCTTCGTGCATCAAGGCTTTTTAACCCCAGCAGTTCTCTGTACTCTGCCAACGAGAACTCTACACGGCTACTGCTTGGGTCTCTCGGATTTATTCTTGACAAGTAAACCTCTAGCAACCGAAGTTCGCCTGCCGTATAGTCCCTGAACTTCGCCCAAACAAGGGATTTGCTTTTTTCAACAAGGTTGTTGTCGGATATTTTAGGCATCTGTTCGCCTCCTTTTCTAGCCTAAAAGCAGTATATCACAGATTGGGGGACAAGTCAATACATTCTGTCCCCCGTGACTTGTCTTTTTGTCCCCCATAGGGTCGTCAAAACGTCCCCCATGACTTGTCAAAACGTCCCCCATGCTTTGTCATTTCGTCCCCCATTTACATATTATATATTAAACAAGAAATAAACAAGAGGTTAAATATCATCGTTAAATAGTCGATGACGATAATTTTCAACAATTTCTTTGTTTTTCCATTCCAGTTTGTGGATAACTCAACCTTCCATTTGCTGAATAATGACGAACCGGAAGCAATTAGTCTTATCTAGCATGTACAAAAAGTGGATGAAAAACTTTTGAGCCGGTGTTATGGGGGACGGATTGACAAGCCACTCAATCGCAAACAACAAATTAACGCTAATTCGTCATTTATTCCGCGCGAATGTTGTCGATTTACAAACTATGGGGGACGGATTGACAAGGCGAAGGTATACCCAATCTGCATGAAACGTGTAAAAAAAGTGGATGAACGTGGACAAAATGTTCTTCAAAAACTGCGATAATTCGACAATCAGCGCAAAATGTTTTCTTCGTTGATGGTATAAGAATCGTTTCGCTTCATCGCCGCAGCTTCCCCACAGTCCTGTGCCTGATACAAAATCTGCATATTGGGTTGTGTTCCGTCTGGGTCTGGGTCGGTTTTGGTGGCCTGTGCCATTTCATAATGACCTGTGACGGTGCGGCAGACGGATACACGATCACGCAAAGTCGTGTGAAGGTTGGCTACCATTTCGCATAGAACGGCAAGGTAATCTGAGCCGTGGTCGCCATAGATCAGATAGCACAGCAGGTCAATTTCCTGTGGATGGGCTTCCTTGATATGCTCTACCAGCGCATCCCTTTTTCTTTCGGTACTGGCATCGCCAGCCAGACTTTCCAATAATCCGGGATGCAAACAGGTGTCTATGTACGGCTTGGCCGCAACACCGCAGCACACAAACCATTTTATGATAGTAGAAGCATCTGGGGTCATTGTCCCTTGCTCATAACGAAAAATGGATGTCCGCCCTACACCCATTTTGTCCGCAAGCTTCTGCTGGCTAAGTCCAGATTCTGCTCTTGCCATCTCTAACACTTTTGCCACTCGTATCCTATAATCATCCATAAATACCCCTCTTTCGACAAAATGACACAAAAGCAAAGAAATTAAACTGATATATTGTTCAAAATGTGAAACAATAATTGAAAAAAGTCGCTGTTCCATTGAAACAGCGAGATGTGGTATAACTGTATTGTCAAAAAATTCCAAATAGAAAGGAAACACAAAATGAAAGAAACTGTAATCTGGAACCATGAACGTATGCCGATCATCGATGGAATGCCCGCTAGCGTTACCGATGGGCAGCCACACACACCTGAACCATGGGAGGAAAGCTAATGAACCGAACTGTAGATGCTCTGATTGTCCCATACGCCCGCAGACGGACGCTGGAGCTTGTCCTGAGCCTTTCTGGGTACGAAGCTGATAAAGATGCTTACCTCGAAGCAAAAGGCATCCTGGAACGCGCCATAGCCGCCTTGGACGATGGGCGCGACCCGGCAGATAACATCGAACGCATTGATGGGCAGCTCGTAGAGCTGTGATTGGAGGAAAGATGGACTTTACGAACGGATTCTATAAAACCCAAAACCCTGTTGTTCTTGAAGAAGTGAAAACCTTCCTTCAGTCAATGGAACGGCGTGGAGCAACCGTGAAGGACTTAGACGATGCCATTGTGCAGCTAAACAATGTTTCGCACAGCATCAGCACAAACGCTCTCGTCAAAGCAGATGTGCTGGACAATTTACCGAATAACCCCTTTCGTTCCATGCTCAACGGAATGTTACAAAGCAAAGGGTAACTTAAATTTAATGTGGCTCTTAATCATTGTCATTGCAATTTTTGGCTTCCCCGATGCAAAGTAACGGATGTGAAGAAAACATTCAATTTTTGCGAAGTTGTTAAAAACACATTGACCTGACAACTAAAAGGTGTATAATCGTATCAAATGAACGTCCATACTTACCGATCGGGAGGATATGCCACAATGAGTGAACAAGAAAGAGCTAAGATTGACAGGTTTATCGCATGGCTGTTGGAACACCCTGATAAGATTCCGGCAGCGGAGAAAGCCTTAGGCCTAGAATAACAGAAAAACCCTTGCGCAGAGCTACACCAGCCCGGCACAAGGGGTTTTTATTTTACCGGGTCAGAACCACTTCTTTTTTCGGTTTCTACGGTAACGATATTTTCTGCTGTTGCCATATAGCACACGGTCATTGCCTTTTAACAAGGCCTGCATGAACCAAAAGCAAAAGGCACAGCCACACAACAAGTAATACACGGGCTTTCTTCACATCTTCTCGATCAGGTTCATCAGAGCTTCACGCTGTTCCTTCGGCATAGATTCAAGTTTTCTTTTAATCCGCTCCACTGCTGCATCGACTTCACTTTGCGGCCGTTGGGGCGGGTTTTCTTTTTGTTCGCCAGTAAGAAGGTAGTCTACCGATACGTTGAAGTAGGCTGCAATCTTAGAAAGAACCTCTGCGGACAGGCTTTTGGTTCTTCCGGCTTTCAATTCGGAAAGAAAACTGCGGCGAATCCCAATGTTGCTGCAAAGGGTTCCGTCTTTGATGTCCTCTTTTTCGCAGAGTGCATGGATGTTGCTGTACAAGTCCGACATAAGAACACTCCCATATTTGTGCAAGTATACAAATGCACAGAATTTTGTACAAAAGAGTTGACTTGTACAGATGGCTGTACTATAATACAGACATGGGAAGTACAGAACGCTGTACAATATAAACTCTCTACACCCTTATATTAGTACAGTTTTCCGTACTTGTCAATAGATTTTAGCAAATGGAGGTGAAATTTTGAAAGAAAACTTCCGTTCTGGCTTTGAGCTGGAAGTGAAAATGAAGCTGTTGCAGCGAGGTATGAAGCAAACGGAGCTGATTCAGGAGGTTCAAAGTGATACCGGATTGTTCCTTGATGATTCGTACCTCTACAAGATTCTTCGTGGCGAGCGAAAGCCGGAGAAAATTATCCAGAGCATTTGCAAGATTCTTGAAATCGAGCAGAAGGAGGGCTGAACATGGAACAGATTATCGCCTTAAAGGTTGACCTTGAATACCCGGAAGAAGCCAAGTTTGCCATTGACGCCGCGGCCAAGACCTACTCGGATTTCAAGAGTGAGCAGGCGACAAGGCACTTTGTAGAAAATGGTTGCACGCCGGAAGATGCAAAGAAAATCGCAAAGTTTATCCAGTTTCTTGACCAGTGTTTTTCTGAACACAATGAAAGAGCCTTAAGAAAGGCAAGTGAAGTGGATGGAAATTAAATACTGTGAGCGCTGCGGTGTCTTTCTTGGCCTTGTAAATCCGTGCAAGAAATACTGTGAAGAATGTAAAATCATTGTTCGCAGAGAACGGCAGGCTCTTATAAAGAAAGGAATCAAGGCTAAGCCGGAACCGGCTTTATGCGCTTGGTGCAAGAAGCCAATGGTTCGGAAGGTCTGGTCTCAGAAGTATCACCCTGAATGCGCAGCAGATGCAAACAAGGCTTTGACCAAAAAGTACAAAGCCAAAAAGCAAAAAGAACTGAATGAGCTAAAAGCATCTGGTGAGCTCAAAATTACTTGGGATGTGCAGGAGCCAGAACGTGCGAGACCTCAAAAGCACGAGGCTCCAAAGTATACCGTGCGACAGATGAACGATGCCGCAAAACGATATGGTATGAGCTACGGCTATTACAGTACTTTACTTGCACAAGGAAAGGTGAAGGCTCCTGATGAACGGTAAGTACTACGGCAAGCGGGAAATCCGCTGGCACAGCCGGGAAAAAGAACGGCTGGAACGCATCCAACGTAATCGAAGGATGACAAACGATGAAGAAAGCAATAAGCAACTTCAACAAAAGCAGTCCGTGGCAGAATCGCTGGCAAGAGCGTGAACCTTTAAGACTGGAACATATTGAGAAAGAAAGAGTGAGCAAAAATGAAAAAAATCAAGGTAAGAATCACATTCACCGAAGCAGTTCTCGGCACATGGCCTAGCAATCAGAACATTGCACGCGAGTTCATCGCCAGCAAGTCCCCGGATGCAAATACCATCGAGGACGAGGTTGCTGCTCTGGGCGCTGATGCTGTGGCAGATAAGGGCATGACCGTGTTCCCTCGCAACGAAAACGGAGAACCCGCCTTGTATGACTACCAGATCAAGGGCTTCTTCAAGGATTCTTGCGGTATGCTGGGTCGTATCGGCGGCAAGACCGAAACTGGCAAGAAGAAGGCCGTGAACGAAAGCGGCAAGCTGACGGCCTACAAGAAGGTAATTGACGGTCTTATTTTCGTGTCTCCCCGGATGATTCCCATTCATGTGAACGGCGAGATTACCGAGTGCCAGCGCCCTCTCCGCGCACAGACGGCGCAGGGAGAACGTGTAAGCCTTGCCAACAGCGAGCAGATTCCAGCTGGTTCGACCTGCGAGTTTGAAATCGTTCTTTTGGACGATTCTCACGAAAAGGTCGTGCTCGAGTGGCTGGATTACGGCGCTCTGCGTGGCATCGGCCAGTGGAGAAACAGTTCTAAAGGACGCTTTGCTTACGAAATCATCAATTAACCGCTATGGCGGGGTAGGGCTGTGCTGCACTCGGCGTGGAACTGCAACGGCATAGTGACGATTGGCTCAGAAATGCTAAGGCAATGCCCGGAGACGAAGCGACTTGAGCGGCAACGGCGATGCGCTGATTTGACGAGATCTGCAAAGGCATGGCGAAGCAAGGCTCAGACGAGCAATGGAATTGCATGGAACCGACATGAGCGGCGCAGCAAAGGCTATGGATGCAAGGTGTGGCTTTGATAAGCAAAGGCGATGCAAGGCGTAGCGAAGCGATGGCAATGAGTAGATGCGACACGCTTTGGCATTGAGTAGCTAGGAGCAGAAAAGCAAAGGCAAGGCGATTCACCGAAAAGCAACGGCAACGCATGGTATCGTCATGACTCGCAATGGCAAAAATGAAAGGAGATAAAGTGAAAGCACTGATTGAGGTTGCCCTGATGTGGGGCATAGCACTGGCAGTGGTTTTGGCGGTATTTCTGCTGAACTTCTGGATGGTGCATCACATCGGAATTCTGGTAGGAGCATCAGCCGCCCGTGGAATTATCATGGTATCTATGGCAATGGCTACGGCGTGGATACTGAGTTTTGGAGGTAATAAGAGTGAAAAGCCTGAAAGCTAATGTCCTTTGTACGCTTGGAATCGCGTTAGCGATCTTTTCAGTAGGATGTGGCGATGCAATCCAGAAAAGTCAGAGCACAGTAGCGATGTTTGGATATGTTTTCCTTTCGTGTAGTTTCCTCGCCGCAGCACTCGTCTTATGTGCCATTGGTGTCAGTTCTGAAAAACGTATTGAACAGGAAAATCGCAAAGTAAAACGCATTCCTCACCACACAAACGAGTGGAGGGATGCACAATGAAATGCCCCGTGTGCGGCAGTGACAGCATTACAACGGTTGACAGCCGGTCTGACCACGACAGCATTGTTCGCAGAAAGAAGTGTATCGCCTGTAACCATCGGTGGTCTACCATCGAAATTGACAAAGACCAGTGGTATAGCGCACTGCAAATCAAAGAGGAACGCAAGAGAGGGAGACCCAAAGATGATTAACCTCGACAGATTCGGTGGCGTGACAGAGCCGGAGGACGGCGTGTACTTCATGACCAACGAACAAATGGCGGAAGCGAAGGATGCCGACCGACTGGCAGCGATTGAGGACTTGCAGTCCGAGATTGAGGACAGGGAAGCAGAGCTGAAAGACCTTTGCGCACAGTTGGCAGACCTGATGGCTGGTTAATTTTGTACAGCCGAGTTAAGCCGAAGAAAGAACGATGAAGCCTAATGAAGCCGAAGAAAGGAATCGTATGAATAACAGCAAAATTCATGAAGCTCTGATGGCTGTTCAGTCAGAGTTGAAAGCCCCGAAGGGGCAGATGAACAAATTTGGCGGTTACAAGTACCGTTCTTGCGAGGACATTCTCGAAGCGGTCAAGCCCATCTTGAAAGCGCATAGTCTTGTGCTACGGCTTTCCGACAAGCCTGTTATCGTTGACAGTTGGCACTACATCGAAGCCACTGCAACAGTTGAATCGCAGGATGGTGCCACTTACACGGTGACTGCATACGCTCGTGAGCCTGAGTTTAAGAAGGGCATGGACGATTCGCAGATTACCGGCACTGCAAGCAGCTACGCCAGAAAGTACGCCTTGAACGGCTTGTTCTGCATTGACGATACGAAGGACGCTGACACGGACGAGTATCAAAAACAGACCGCAAGCAGGGCAAGCAAACCTGTCCAAAAGCAAGCGGAAGCAGAAAATATTCCTCCGTGCGCTTGCTGCGGAAAGCAGTTGCAGCCTATTCAGTACAACAACCGCACAGTCACTCCGCTGGAAACTGCAAGAAGCACGAAGAAACGCTTTGGGCGTGTCCTGTGTTGGGACTGTGCTCAGAAACAGCCGAAGGAGGGCTAAACAATGCTTAACTCTATCGCAATTCAGGGGCGTCTGGTTTACACGCCTGAAGCTAAGGTCACGAAATCCGGCAAGGATGTTTGTACGTTCAGCATTGCCTGCGACCGTCAGAGTGGCGGTCAAAAGGAAACCGACTTTTTCAACTGCACCGCATTTGGTAATACGGCACTGTTCGTTTCCAAGTGGTTTCAGAAGGGGAGCCTGATTCTGGTGACTGGCAGCATCCAGACCCGGAAGTATACCGACAAGCAGGGAAACAACCGCACTGCAACGGAAATCATGGCGAACAAGGTCGACTTCTGCGGTAGCAAGTCTGACAGCAAGCCCGCCGATCGGGCGCAGGATGCACTGCAAAACTACTCGCAGGGCAACGCAGATGACTTCTCTGTGATTGACGATTCATCGGATTTGCCCTTTTAGGACATAAACCCTGACCGCCTACCTTATATAAGAGCTGCGCTATCTGGCTGGACGGGCGTTTGGAAAGATGATTACCTGTTGTCTTAACTGCACATCACGCTGCACAGCTTGCCACGACACTTGCGAGAAGTACAAAGCAGAGAAAAAAGACTTCGAGGAGCGCAAGGCGTTCGTGCATGAGCTGAACCACAGCCAGAGCGTGTACCACCGCAACTGCGAGGACAAGCACCGGGAACGTGGCAAGAAGCGGTTTCTCGGAAGTGAATTTAGAGGTGAACGAGGATGAGACTTGTTGACACAGAGGATGTTATTGATGCATTGGGGAACATGGGAGAAGCCATCGACCTAAGAAAAGCCGAAGAATGGATTGATACGGTTCCAACCGCAATGCAGTTGTGGACAAGCGTGAAGGATGCACTGCCGACTTCGGACGGAATCTACTTTGTTGTATACAAATTTTGGAGTTTGGACGATTGTGTTTCAACAAGAGAATTTAGAGGTGGTGAGTGGAGAGAAGAAGTTGGCCGTGAAGAGGTTAGGTTCTGGATGCCGATTCCTGCACTGCCAGAGGACGATGAATGAACACCGGCAAGCAGTTTGAAGCGGACTTTAAAGCATCCGTCCCGTCCGATGCGTGGTGCTATCGCCTGAAAGACAGTGCCGCCACCTACTACGGCGGCAACGAGAACTTGTCCTTCTCCATCGACAACATCTGCGACTTCCTTGTGTACCGATACCCGATGAATCACCTGTTTGAGCTGAAAACCATTGAAACGCCCTCTATCCCTCTTGAAAAAATGTTAGGCAAATACGACAAGGCAAAGTGCAAATACCGCAAGGAAAAGCACATCACGGACATGGTAGAAGCAATGGGGTACAGCGGTCAGACCGCCCATGTGATAGTCAATTACAGGGCAGTCAGCCGCACCTTTGCAATCCCTGCCAGCAAAATTCTGGCATTCCGATACAACGGGAGCCGTAAGAGCATCCCTTGGCAGTGGGCAGAGCAAGAGGGGATAGAGGTCAAAGCAAAGAGACTGCGTGTCCATTGGCGGTATGACGTGGATGGGTTGTTAAAGAGATTGGAGAAAGAAAATGCAACTGTCTGAAAAACAAGAATTGGTAAGGCTTCTGGGACTGTACCAAAGCGAACTCCTTATGGAGAACGAAGAAAACCTTAGAAAGAAAATGAGAAGCAATGAAAGCTCGAAGAAGGTTGTCACAGATTATTCATACGGTGTAAAAGCTCAGTATGAACACGCAAGAATCATCATCAAAAAACTTTCTGTTGAAATCGGAAAAGAACTCAAGGCTAGTTGGGAGTTGTGGTGAAAATGACAATGGTATGCGATAGGTGCGGTGAAGCGTTTCCGCTTTCCAACGATGTAAAATACATGACACCGTTTGATGACGAACTTGACCAATTTGAAAGCAATTCTATTGTAAAGTGCCTTTCTGGCGATGATAAAGGGATTTACTCGATAAGAGATGAAACCGTTGCCCTTTGTCCCTCTTGCATGGCAAAGCTGAACGACTGGCTGAAAGGAGATAAAAAATGAGCGACATACGGTTAGTTAATGTAGTACCCATCGCCAACGGATGGAACGATGCGGTGAAGAAGAATCTGGATGAGGCCAAAACATTGATGGCCTCCGGGAACTGTACCGACTACAACGCGGGCGTTATCGAGGAATGCGTTGCGAACCTCGTTTCCGGACTTGCCGATGACCTGATGAAAGCTCCTGCTGTTGACCCGGAAACCTTGCGACCGGTGGCACATTGGGAAGAGAGCGTTTGCTTTGAAGATGCCTTTTGGGTGTGCTCGAACTGCAAGTTTCCTAGTGAAGCGATAGCTGCACCCCGTCTTTATCACTATTGCCCGAACTGTGGCGCAAAGATGGAGGAATTATTGAAATGAAAAACAAAATAAATCACCGTTTTATCCGCTTCACAATCGCAACCGTAGCGCTACTGCTCACGCTGCTCTTTACATCCTGCCATCCGACCGCCGCTAAAGCCTCTGCTAAAGCGGAAGAAGCTAGCAAACCGTGTTATCACGTCACGGTCTATTCCCCGGAAATTGAAAAAGTAGGCTACGGTAGCGCACGGCATCCAAAGTACACCATTACGGTGGAAAGTTTTAACGAGCTGATTCCGATCTCTAGTGCAAGAGATTACAAACTACTCCAAATACCTCTGGGAGACGGTCGATTTGAGCTTGTATCCACTTCAATGGTTGAAATCGAATACTACTGAAAGAGGTAGAGATATGCAAAGGAAAATTTCAGACATTCTGCCCAAGACCGAAATCTTGGCGCAGTTGGCAGAAGAAGCGTCCGAACTGGCACAGGCTGCATTGAAGCCGCGCCGTGCGTTGGATGGGACGAACCCGACACCGAAAAACGTTGAGGAGTGCGAAGAAAATCTGCTAGAGGAACTAGCAGACATTAAAGTTGCATTTACGGTCTATTTGTTTGATTCAAAACCATGCATCAAGGCAAGGGTTTCGGAGGAAATCAATAAGACCACCGAGATAAAGCTTGATCGTTGGCTATCTCGCCTTGAAGCAAAGGAGCAGTTGGATGAATAAGTACGGAGACTGCCCGGTGTGTGGAAAGAAGATGGAGGACTAACGATGTACGATTGCTCAAAATGCCCAGCACGTCAGAGCTGCATTGCGGCAGCGCAGCCGGGTTCCGCTTACTGCGTGATTAAGCTGATGCAAACCGGTGCGTCAAAGGCAGACATGGAATTTGCCACGCCACAGCGGCTCCCGGACTTCTGCCCCTACTGCGGAAAGCCGCTGCGCATCATCGGAAGTGAGCGATTTTGCAATAACCCGCGCTGCCTAAACCGATACCAGCCGATGGGACGGTGACAGATACTGGGAGATGGTTGGGCAGTTCAAGAACGAGGACATGACCCCTGACGAGTTTGCGGATTACATCACAGCAAAGTAAGAACAGGTCGAAAAAGAGCTGAGGGAAAGGTGGAGCTAACAATGTTTGAATTTGTAACCCGCTGGCTGGTCTGCCTAGTCCTGCTGGCGGTAGTGGTTCAGTCCGAACGGACAATCAAGAACATGGCGAACAGCCTGTTTGAAAAACAGCAGGCAATGCTTGTCTGGCTGTTTATCAACGCGTGTCTGGTCGTTTGTACGGCAGTTGTGATGGGGTGGAAATGATGGACAACGAACTTTACTGTCCGATGAAGCTAACCAGCAATCCGCTTGGTCGGTGCGTCTGTGAGAAAGAAAAGTGTGCTTGGTGGCGGCAGTTGGACAGCTGCTGCTCCATCTGGTGGATTGCAACCGAGCTGGATAAAATCGAAACGAAAATGAAGAGGTGAGAGTGATGAGACTTGTTGACACAGAGGATGTCATTGATGCATTGGGGAACATGGGAGAAGCCATCGACCTAAGAAAAGCCGAAGAATGGATTGATACGGTTCCAACCGC